TTCTACAACAGGAGTAGCTTCATTGTCAAATAAAAGAGCTTCATCTTCTACGGAAAGTTCTTCTCTATGAATCACTATAGGCTCAAATTCTTGCTCTACAAAGGTGTCCTCTCCTTCATGGTGCAAAAAGTTTGGTAGTACTTGATTCATATAGGCTTCTAATTGTGTCAAAGACTTAGTCTTTTTGACTTCAAATAATCTTGCAAAGGTATTCTTCTCAATTTCTGATGAGGGAATCACTCTTACCTCTATACCTTTTTCATAGCAAGATTGTAATATTTCTTTTTGAAGTCTCCTATTCAAAGGAGTTAGACCAGGGTCAGTGAAAAAAGAAGTGGAATAAAATAAAACGTAATTATTGTAGGAGAAACTTTGACCTGCAAGAACTTCAGAGAAATGAGCTCTTGTATGGTCTAAATAGGCTTCTTTTTTCATAGTAAAAACCATTAAAGGTAACTTACTTTCTGAAAAGAAAACGCCTTTTGCTATATAAAACTTTCTATCATTAATGGGTATTTCCCTTGTAGTATAACCATACTGAAAACCATCTTTGATGTTCTTCAATGTGTTACCTTTTCTTAAAACATCTGTAAAACTAGGTTTGCTATAAACATTAAAGCCTTCTAGATCTTCAGAATTTTGTAAAGCATACAAAGGAATATACTCATTAGCAATAAAAGCAGTCTTATCAAACTTAGAAGGAATAAATCTTCCTAAGCCTTGTCTGCTAATTATCATAACTCTGATTGAGTGAAGTTCATAGGAACTACAAATTCATAGTAGAAAGGGACTTCTCTGATAGTCTCTCCTGCATATACATTAGCTATGTGATTAGTAAAGAAAGCAGACATAAGAGAACCTATCATACCTGCAGTATGAGAAGTTTGTTTCATAGTACAAGGAGCTTCATTTACAACACTGTCATGAAACAAATGCTCTCTTTCATACTTATCTGCATTTAGAGGAGTAACACAGAATATCTGTAATTGCTCCAATTCTAGTCTACCATCTATAAATATTGGTACATCCATATTAGGGGCAGAACCCCAAGATTGCTTCCAATTATGAAATAGAATGTGTCTGGCTTCCATATTATCAAAAGCAGAAAAACTATAATAATGATGAGGAGTACTACTAGTAATTCTCTCATTAAAAGTAGTAATTCTTCTTTCACAAAAGATATTCACCATTCTTTCTATAGCAGTTACTTTTGGAATACCTATATCTTCTTGTCTAAACAACTGCCCTCCTAAATTGTGGTCTTCAACAGTATCAAAATCATACAGATTAACTTTGAAACCAATTTTAGTAAGGAAGAAAACTAACCAAGAACCAATACCACCAGCTCCACCTACTAAACAAATTTCATTGTTTCTAGGAAACCAAGGGGCATCTTTAAATCTACTTTGTTGACTGTTTGTCTCTCTCATTTTCTATAAATTTATTAATCATGGAAGTAATAGTAGTAACAGTCAGTCTTACTTCAGGGTAAAGAACTAACATATCATCTAATAAGTCAGTAAGCTCATGAGTATACTGAACAAAATCAACAGCAGATGCCTTTGGAAAGTGCTTAGCAAATTTAGGGGCATATTCATTAATAACAGTTTTAGCTATCTCTTGAGGAGACAGATTAAACTCTGCTAATTCATCTAAGACATCTTCTAAATAGTCTTCATTTGGAGTAAACTCAATTGAGCTACCAAACAAGTCTTTAGCAAACTCATAGATTTTAATAGCATGCATGTCTACTTCTTGAAGATCATCAAAATCTTCAAATAATTCAAGTGCAGGTTCTTTCCAATCATCAAACCATCTTTTAATTGGTTTTTCTGTTTGTTGAGTAGTAGTTCTGGACCAGTTATTTCCTCCTCCAGTACCTGTGTTATATTTAGCCCAATCATTCTTAGGAAAGGTTTTCACAGGTTTAGGCTCCATGATTTTAGCCACTTGGGCAGTAAATGCTTCATCAACTATCTCTTGAATTAGAGGAGTTTGCATCTCACAATCAAAGATAAAAAGCTTTTGAGTATTAACTTCAAAGTCTTGTGTTTCAATGACATAGTCATGGCCTTGTACATTTTTAGCTGTATAAGGAACCTGTTTAATATCTTTTTTAGCTTCTCCAATGAAAGCAACTTTAGCTAGGAAATCCATAGCATTGTTTACAATCAAAGACAAGTAAAAATTGTGTGCTGGAGCATTATCATTTAGCTCAGCCATGTCTGTACCTGAAAAGAACACTGCCATACTATTATGACTGTGAATATGTCCTAGCTTCCAAGTACATCTTTCTTCAAAATCTTCTTCAATAAAATCCATAAATCTATCATCAAGATTATACTCGGTATAAGCTTGAGAACCCATATCTAAGGGAAGGATTGTTTTTAAAGTTATTTTGAAAGTTTCAGGATTTTCAATACTACCTTCTGTGGTATAAAATAGGGCTCCTGACCATTCTACTTTTGATATCTTTTTACAAAGATACTGTATCTGATGTAATACCTCTACTGGCATTATCACTGGTATGATAGAGCTTAGTTGCACTCTTGACAACTGCTTTCTCATAGATTCTTGACTCAAGTTCTCTAATGACATAATCTAAAAAATTAGGATAAACAATATGATCTTCTAATGACACAGGTTTTGATAACCTAGTATCTTCTTTAATAATTTTAGGGTAAAGTTTTCTACCTCTAAAAAGTGTGTAATCTTCTGTGGAAGTGATTTTAACTGTGGCAGTAGCAATAGCATTTTCAGCTTTCATTTGTAGAAAGTGATTATAAGTATTTGGTACTCTACTTACAAGAACAGTTTGATATTCACTAAAAGTCATGCAAGTTAAAGCTATTCTTTTAATGAATTCAGAAGCTCTGACATTAGGATGTATTCTATAAAGACCTTCTGATATGTAGAAATCTACATCTAAAGGAATTTTTTGGTCCATAATTGTCTTTAAGACTTTACTAGCAGCTCTTGTATTAGTACTGTTAACTTTTATAGAGTCAGCATTTTTAACTACTTCCATTCTAATAAAAGGTACTCCTTCTATAGATTCCCAAGTAATCATACTGTCTACACAAAATAGGAATAGTTCATATCTATCCATATCCATATCTACACTAAACTCAGCCATCATTCTGCTTACATCAGTGTCTCCACCAACACAGAAATAACTACAATACAAAGGCTCTGATGTCCAATTTCTATGACTACTTAAATGACTTTGTTGATACCCTGAAAGAACTTCTAATTGTGTCTTAGAAAGTCTTCCACCTTCTAATTTAGAGGGATAAAGTGCATTTCCATTCCACTTAAATAGATGGATTACAAATAAGTCTTTTATCTCATGAGTTTTTCCTTGACTATTAGTAATAATGTACTTAGGATAAAAAACTTTAAAGTAAGGTAAAAAGAAATTTCCATCATAATAGAAATCTAAGTCAGCTTGATCTTTGTATTTAGCTTCAAACAAGTCCAATATTGCAAAGAAGTCAGCAGTCAGTTTAGTAACATTACTTAGACCCTCAGCTCCTTCAAAAACAATATAATCTTTCTCAATCAACTTCTTTAAGAATTTTTTATTCTTGTGTTGATTGGTTAAAACAGCATTGTGAAGAAGTCTAGCAATATTGCCACCTTCTCTATTAGCTTTTATATTTCTTGACATAATAAAAAAATTAAAGGGCTTATATTAAACAAGCCCTTAATTAATACTAGTAACCTAGTTTTCTAGCTTCTTTAGCTAAACTACTTTCTTCAGAGTCAGAGTCAGAAAAACTAACTTCTTCTAAAAGTCTGTTCAAGTGCTTGTTAGCTTTGTAGTGAGAATCATAGCTATCCAAAGAAGAAATCAAGGCAATAGCCTCTTCTACTTTCTCAACATCAGTCAAGTCAGTATCATCTACTTCTGGAAGAGTTCCAACAACTTCTCTAACTGATTCATTTACAGTTCTACTATTAGCAGTAGCAGTAGCTTTAACACAATGTATAGCAACTAATTCTTGAACTGTTGCAGTAGGTAACTGAGTTACATTTCTGCCATTGATGCTAAACTTATTTTTATCTTCAGGATGGTTTAACAAATGTACTTTGATTGCAGCAAAACATTCTTTTCTGTCAAGAGCCCCTGACTTAGTTTGTCTTGGTCTTAAGAACAATCTAAAAGCAGTTGTTGGTAATACAGCTAAATCATTTACTAAGTCTGTCTTAGTAATGTTTTCAGCTGCTAATAATGATGACAAATCAAACCCTGCATTTCTTACAAGAGGTTGTAATTCTCCCCAAGTAGTTACATCAGTAGTTATTTTTTGCATTTGGCCACCTCTTGTGGCATAAATTGTTATCTCTCTAGAGATACCTGGAGCTTGTACTTCACTCATGATCTTAAATTTTAAAGATTAATTAATTCTTTTTGTCCTTTCTTTTTCAAGAGGATATTTATGTGTTTAAGATTTATATATAACCCTTTGAACACATAATTATAATCTACATTCATAGGAACTTGATGAATTGTTTCATCATCATACTTGATCACATTATAAATAGTTTTAGCAGGTAGATTAGCTGTATAACTTTGTGATTTTGTTGTTGGCAATAGCCAAATACAAGGATTACTCCTCGCAATAAAATAGATAACTTTCTTAATGAATGAATCCCAATATTCACTATGGTCTGTGTTGGATGCCCCATAAGTTAGGGACATTTTAAGAAAAAATAGGCCTTCTTGTACTATAGGAGAAGCTTCTTCTCTAGCTATTAGCACAACCTTAATTTCTGATACAGGCATAGAAAAAACCCTGAAGACTTCATCAGCTTCAGGGTAATATTTTTCTTGAGGTAATATTTCATTCTTGAAATGAAGGAAAGCATCTGTGTTAAACTCACTCAGGAGTGGCCTCCAAGAGTAATGAATTAAACTAAAGTTCATTCTGTAAAATCTTTTAAAAATTGATTAAATAAAAATTTGTCTTTAGCTATACAATCAGAAGGGTCTTTTATCCCTTGTTCTAAGCTTCTTTCAGGAAGCCAAAGATTTCTTGCTTTACTTGGAATAAGGTTGTTGATGTGGTTCTTAACTTTCTCAGAAGCTATTATACCAGGTTGATCATTATCAAACCATACAAGTACACTAACAAAGGGTTTAATTAGCAGGTTTAAAGTTTCCTCACTAGGTATCATACCTTCATTTTGAAACCAAACCACATTTTTACCATTATTCTTCAGTACTCTATAATCCTTATAAGACTTAGCAATGATTAATTCTTTACCAGAATGTAACAGGGAATTGATGCCACCTACATCATTTTTAGTACAATTGGTTAAGAATCTTCTTTTGCCTTCTCTCATAGGAAAATAGATTTTCTTCCTAGATTCAGGAAAATCATTGTAACTGTATGCAATATCTTTGCAATCAATTATGTGACTCCCTGATTTGGTATTCAAAGCAAATAATTTTTGAACAGGAAAAACCCTGTCTTCAACTAAATGTTTCTTTTTAATCTCATATTGAGACCAAAATTGAGCATCTACAGCATTAAACAGTCTTGCTTCAATTAGTAATTTGACTTTCTCTTTGACTATCTTTTTAGTCTCTTCTTTGTTTTCAATAGGCTTTAGACCTTCCTTACCTTGTATTAAGGTTTTATGGATATATTCTAAAGTCAAGTAAAAATTAGGGAATTTGAAAAAGTCTTGTACCATATTGAAACAATCACTATGGGTTCTGCTATGAGCAAAATCAATAAAATAAAGAACTCCATTAGTATGGTAACTAAACCAACATCCTGCAGTTCTATCATATCTTAAAGGAGATACTACATAGTCAAACTCTTGCGGAATATAATTGAACACTAATGCAAATATTTCTTCTTGAGTGACTAAACTAAGAATGCTTTCCTTGCAAATAAAACCTCTTCTATTTAAGTTATCTGAATTATAGTGATATGTGCTCATATAAAAGAGGTTAGATTTTAATTAATTATTACCAGGTTCCACCAGGATTACCAGCTATAGCACCAGCAGGTGCAGCAGCCATGGCTCCTCCTGTTGATGGAGCTCCACCAAGAACTTGTTGAGTACCTTTGTTACCTGTCATGAAATTAGCATCTCTTTCAAAAGGATGTTTCTGTCCATTAGAGTTTTTGTAACAAAGAGAAGCATCTTCAGCTCTTTCTTCAGCCCATACTCCAGGTTGTGCAGGTACAATAAAGTAACCACCTTTCATATTCTTAGGTAAAGTTGGATAAGTCTTATCATTAAGACCACCATCTTGTTTTTTACCAAAATTCCATTGGAACTCTAAGAATAAATCAAGAGGTCTCTTGTCATACCCAATAGGTAATAAAGAACAAACTCTTGCAGCATAATCAGCAAAGCTCATTACAGGAGTTGCAAATGCAGCTCTTAATGAATCTTCAGTTACACCTACTGCTTTCAAGTAGTGAGTTACTGTAGCATTTTGTTGAACCATCAAAGTGTTGAATCCAGCAATATACTCAGCAGAAGTCTTGTCTGTAATTTCAGTGTTGTTTTTGTCAACAACTCTGTCTACAGGGTTTAACCACTCTTTGTAAGATCTTTCTCCTACTTTAACTTCAATCTCAATAGCTTCTCTAGCAGGTTGACCTTCTTTGGCAACATTTGGAGAGTAAGCAAATTTTGCTAATGTAGCAACACCAAAGTTTCCACCAAATTTAGCTCCACCTTTAGTTTTTAATGATTCATCTGAATCTGATACAAATCCGTATCCTAATACTTGTGACATAATAAGTCTTTTTTAATAATTAAACAATTTTTTAGTTCCAATCTGAAGAATCAGTACTTCCTACCATTTCTCCATTTACTAATGTAGCAGGAGTATCATTAGTGGCATCAGCTATTGGTGCAGGAACATGAGCTACTTCTTCAGCAACATCATTAATGTCTTCAGTATCATCCTCAAGCTCAATACCTGTGTATTGTTTCTTAGCTTTTCTGTTTTTCAACTTAGGATGACCCCAAACCATTTTGTTCATATCTGACTGAGTTCTGCCATAGTGTTCAGCAATTTCTTTTCTGCTTTTACCTTGACCTAATAAACCTAAGACATCACTTATTGTGATTCTTAATACTTCAACTGGAGCTGTTTGAACAGCATTCTCTTGTGACATAATGTATGAATTTAAAATTATTTATAAATTTGCTTTGGGTTTTCTTGGCTTATAAACCCTCTTTTTCTTGATAGGTTTAGCCTCTTCTACAATTGTATCTTTTACAATTATAGGCTCTTTTTTGACTTCTTTTGTTTCTTCTTTTGAGTTACCTCTTACTAATGCCAAAGCAACAATAGCAACAATACAACCAGCAATAAAACAAAGGGTCAATAACAATAGATTATCCATAATATTCTGCAATTTTAGCAACTACATATCCTAAATCATTAGGAATGAATTGTTTATCAAACATACCTACTGGAGATTTTGCAGATGAATACTGTTCATTCTCATTAGTCAAGAATTCCTTGACAGCTTTCTTCTCTGTAGCATCATATCTACTAATACCAATAAGAGTAACATCTACTTTACCCTCTACAGTCAAATACTCATCTACCATTTTACCTGTAGCTTTGTACTTCATATAGATTCTACCATCAGGTCCAGGAGTACTATCTCCATGAGCCAAAATGATAACATTTTTACCTGCAGCATCTAATTTCTCTATGGCATCAAAGATTTTACCCATAAAGTAACCAATTTGCTTAGGTGCATCCCAACCTTTAGCCAAGGCATTAGCCATGTACCAATTCTGCATTACATAGTTTGAATCATCCCACACAATGTTTTTGTATGGACTATTCACTAAGTTTAAAAATATAGCTTCTATATCTTTTGCATTATCAGTAATAACTCTTCTTCCTGTTTTTAAGTCAGGCATGGTAGTTATTGGGTATGCTGCACCACTTCCTCTAAAAGGAAGAGGTTTTGAAGTAACTGATATTAAATAAGTTTCTTCAGGAACTAGGCCTACAATACCTAATTCAGGTATTTGTCCAATACTTGTGGACTTTCCAAACCCACTAGGGGCTAGCACTAAAATTTTAGGCATACTTTTTCTTTAAATAGTTAAAGGTTCAAATTTTTTTATGTCCCCATACATGTTTACTCTAAAGTGTTGAGGACAAACACTGTGTCTAGATTCAACTAAATGTATGGTTCTCATATTTGGATATAAAAGAGATTTATCAGGTCTTCTAATTGCAGTACCAAAGTGTTTACTAAGATTAAACTTATCATCATTTGGGTTAAACATTGTAAAGATATAATTACTATCCTCACTTAAATTACCTGTCTCTTTAATATCATCAGACTGTGGAAACAATCTGTCATCATCATACTGCCTTCTTCCAATGTCACTAACTGCTCTATTAAGGTGGATAATATGAACAAATGTAAAATTGCAAGTGTTTCTAAACTCTACAGCATATTCTGAGAATTTATCTACAGTTTCTTTCATCTTGAAACCTCTTTCAGGTAGTAGCTTTCTTAAGTGGTCAGTTATAATAATGACATACTTAGCAGGGTTGTTAGGTTTATAACCTATCATCCTATTAAATGTTTGTCCATCTTTGACTGTAGTTCTATATAAGAACTCACCATTTTCTTTAGCATAACTTAAAAGATAGTTTCTGACTCCAGTAGGGTTGTCCTTGATCTCCAAGAACTTAATTAACCCTTTAGAAACTTTTTCCCCTTTTTCACTATACTCTCCAAGTAAAGGAATTACTCTAGACCTATAAATGACTCTTATTTTAGAAACAAGGTCTTCAGGCACTTTAATAATTTCTTTGGGAGAGTCTGGGGTTGCAGTATCATATTCTAACTCGCCTTTTAAAAAGGCAGAAGATAAAGATACAACATTTTTCCCTTTATACAACTTTCCAGGGGGTAAATTTATCAAATATATACCATAATCTGCATTGAGAAAATGGGCTACAAAATCAAATTCTTTACTTACTCTGTCAATCTCAAAAGAGTTATAGATAAACTCAACATCAAGTATCTCACCATTTAACTTCTCGTACTCATTGTTAAGAGCAATCCTAGTTTCAGGGTCAGATGTTGTTTCAAGTCTAGTGGCAAGAGCCTCTAAAGAAGCTCTAATTTTGGCATTATGGTCCAATACATAGACAGCAGGTTCTATACAAAAACCTACATCTACAAAAGTTGACTTCCCTCCCTTTGGGGCAGCTCCAACAGTGTAAATTCTTCCTCTTTGGATACCATTAATTGCCTGTGAGATAGTCTTCAAACCTTCCCCCATAGGAAGGCCTTTATTACTACCTTTTTGGCCTGCTTCAAATGCTGCTCTAAAATTCATTATTGCATTCTTGAAGTTATGTCAACACTATCATTAGTTGAGGTATCAGCTATAGCTTCTCTATACTTTTCTACCCAACCTTCAAGTGCTGAAGTTCTGTCTCTACCTACACCTTTACTTATAAAGTAATGAGATGAGGTTAAATATTCAGCACTACTAAGAGTTCTGAAATACATTTTAGTTGCTCCAATAACATCTTCTTTTCTTACATCAGGGTTGTCAGCAAAAAATGCTTTCATTCTGGTAATACAATCTTTGTCTGGTGCTTTTCTTTTCTTGTTGACATTGCCAAACTCTGCATTCCATTCTTTAACCCAATCCCATTTGGTTTGACTTTCTCCTTCAAATAAAGGAATATGCCAAATAACCTCTCTATTAGCATCAATACCTAGAATGTTTGTAACATTCATTCTTTGAACTAGAAGAGTAGGAGTGTAAGAAGGTCTGCAATTAAAGAAGATAGATAAAAGATAAGCTATACCATCTTCTACAGGTATTGCATATTGTGCAAGTACTGTTCTAATCTGAGGATTTATTTTCATCTTTTTCAATTTTTTTAAATATGAATTCAATAATTTCTTTAACTTCTTCTAAAGCAAAAGTCTTATCAAAACTATTAATTACCATGTGTTTGTCTATTGTACAGATAGCTCCAGGATTTTTCAATGCTTTGATTGTATCTATATCTACAGGTCTAATTTTACCTTTACCTAAGTATTGGTAATAAGCTAATAAACTCATATAAATCTTTCTTTAAAATTAGTAAATCTTACATGCTCTATCTTAGATTGATCTAAGTTTTCAATAGCAGTTTCTAACCACTTCTCATCTTGAGTTGATTCTGAAATTACTATGTATAAATGGGCTTCATGGCCAGGTCTAAACCTAATCAATCTCCCAATTCTTTGTACCAAGTCTTTCTCCTTAGAGTTTAACTGACCTATAATACCTGAATCTACACCAGGAAAATTATGACCTTCATTGATTGCTTTTACACAAGATAATCTATTGATTGTCTCATTCTTAAAAGCATCATAAGATGCACTACCTGATTTAGAGTGATAAAATGTAGGGCAAACTTCTTCAGCTTGCTGTATATTACCACAAAATATTATAGTTCTGTCTTCTTTAGAGATTACTTTATCCAACAGATACTTAATGACTTGAGTCTTAGAAGGTATCTTATAAATGAACTGCATTCTACCTAATATTGCAAATTTCAACTTACCTCTTCCTTGTGGAGTTTGGTCTCCCATACAAGATTGCACTCTTTTATTCCAATAGGAGTAAGCAGCAGATTCTGTAGTTGTAAAAGGATTGAGTTTGTTACCACCAGGTATATTCTTTGTGGCATTATCCAAAGGCACTGTAATAACAGTAATCTTATATGGTGCTACAAATCCTAACCTAACAGCTTGATCTAAAGTTAGTTCATAAACAAGCTCAATACCTAACCTTCTAAGTATCTCTACTTTAACAAGGTCATTAGGTGGAGTTGCTGTAAGCAATACTGTTCTTTCAATATCATTGCTGATAAAGAATTCAGATGCTAACTCTGTAATATTATGCCCTTCATCAAGTATCACAATAGGATACTCATTACCTCCAATTTTAGAGGCAGAAGCATAACAAAGTCTTTCAGTATGTTTCCATACATTTCTTGCATCCCACTTTTCAAACTCTTCTTTCCAATTCTCATCTCTAAGCTTTTCAGTTGGTACTAAAAGTGCTGCATGAAAATCATCTTCAGGTTTAAAATAGTATTTAGCTAGTTCTACTGCTACTTTAGACTTACCTGAACCTGTAGCCATAGCTACCATTCCACCATTGTTTCTAATAACAGCTTGTATGGCTTCAGCCTGGACCTTTTCTCTAACTAAATTTACAAATTGAGTAGATTGTTCAGGTTCTGTAATTTTCTCTCTTAGAACCTCTATTTTATCAATATAGGTTAAGATTGATTCAGGTTTTTTGAAGAGTACCTCTAACTCTCTAAAATACTTTTTCATGCAAAAAACTGTTTAATATACCCTATAGGTATGATAATTAATTTTACTTTTTGTGTCACTCCTTGAGCTTTCAAGTTAGCAGCTGTTGAAATAAAGAAAGGATGCTTTTTATCTCTGATAAAAGTCAAAGGAAATAAGCAATGAGCATGTAATTCTTCAACAATCTCTGATTCTGTAGCTCCTCCCTTTAGCACTGCTATAGGTTGAGACAAAAAGAAATTAAAAATGTCTGTGTAATTAATGACTTTCTGCATAGTTTTTTCCTATATCTATACTTATTCCTAATGGTACATTGAGTTTCAATACCTCATTAGTAATTGCTATAGCTTTGTTAAGTTTATCCTTTACTTCTTGTTGCTCTGTCTTTAGAAATGTAAATCCAATTTCATCATGGTATTGAAGACTAATCTTAATACCTTGTTTCCTTACATTTCTAATGTGTGTGTCAAAACAGAATACTCCTGTACCTTGATTTAAGGTACTGAATCTATCTTTGGGTTGTCTTAAAGAATACCAAAAGCCACTAACAGGGTTATACAACCACATTTGCTTTCCAACTTCTTTATAAACAGCATCATTAGTAATTTGCTTTACAGCTTTATTTCTTTCCCAATATGTTTTATGTAGAGCTGTGGCTTCTGCCAATGACATACCTGTTGTTAAGGCTATCTTTGGTGGTCCTGCTCCATAAACACCTGAAAAGTTTACTACTTTTGCTTTTGTTCTGACTTTCTTATAAGAGGTTCCTTCTTTACCTTCTGTAGCTTCATACAATTTATGGTCAGCTACTTGTTCAGGTGTAAGCATACCTGATAATACTGCAATATCAAGATGAGGATCAAATCCTGGTATTCTCATTTGTATCACATAGTCAGGGTCATAGAAGTACATGTAATGTTGTTTGGTAGTATCTTCAAGAGAAGACATATCACTACCACAGAACAAGTGGTCTTCATCTGGTGCTATAATAGCTCCTCTGATTTCCTTACCATAAGGCTTATCTACAGATGGTAGATTGGCAACAGGCTTCTTATGTTTAAATCTAAGAGTATTAGTAAATCCTGCAACTTGAGATGCCATCTTACCTTGCTCATTAGAACACTCAAGAAATCCTTCTAGCACACCTACTCTATGCTGTAGCATAAATAGACCTTTAAGGTTTTCAAGAACAGGGTGAGTCTCTGCCAATAGAATAATGTTTGCACATAATCTTTTGTCATTGTCCTGTAGTTGAGGTATTGCTCTGATTTCTCCTGCCTTATTAGGAACATGTTTAAATACAGTTGGTTTCCAACCCAAATTGAATAGCCAATCTTTAAGCTGAGATATTGAAGTAGGATTAGGTTCTTCTATAGATTTAACTATAGAGATTTCTCCTTCATAATCAGCTTCCAAATTGTGTTCAGAAAGTAATTCTAACCAGGCTACACCAGCTTTAGTTAATTCTTCTTTTACTGTAAACATCTTACTTGGTTTAGTCTTGATAAGATACTTAACTTGCTTTGGCATTGCTGCTATCAAGGCTAGTTTTCTTTCTTCTACAAGTTCATTCAAAGTTTTAAGAGTTCTTTTACAGTATTCTCTGTCAATTGTCAATGGGTATTGCTCCTGTTCTGCAGCACAATCTAATTTCCAAGTGAGGTAATACATTATCCTTTCTATAGGTTCTTCAGCATAGATATCTTTAAGATAACTAATGAATTTACCAAATATAATAGAGTTGATTACCACATCTGAAGAGCATCTGTGCACATAATCTTCTGTTGCTAAATTTTCCCAATCAGCAATGTGTGGTTTAGCTACTCCTACAGTTTGTCCCCAAGACTCTAACCCATGCTCTTTTCTTTCAGGGTATAAATACCAAGAAAGAGCTAAAGTATCAATTATAGCCCCTGTATGCACATATCCTGTGAGCTTTTTAATAGCAGGGAAATCATACCTAACAACATTATGTCCTATAAGAACATCTTGATTAGATAAGAAGTTTACTAGCTCCCAAGTATTAGTGACAACAGTTTCCCCTAATAATTGATTACCTTCATAAGTGTGGGCTACAAGACAGTGAAAAGTAGTAAGAGTTTCCAGTAAACCATCAGTCTCTATATCAAAGATAGTATATCTCATAAGTTAGTAGTCTAATATTCCTGAGTCTCTTATAGATTCATATAATTCATCCTTTTGTGAAGGGAACAATACTGTTTTTTGTACAATTTCTTTTAGTATCTCTTTTCTTGAAGAAATATCTAATACATTAGTTCCTTGAAGTGCATTTTCAATTCTTAAACACAATTCAGAAACTACTGTGGCTCCTTTTTTCATATGATCTTCCTCATCAATTTCTTTTGGAATGATAAGTTTAGATACATACTCCTCTAAGTGAGGTAATACAATATTTAAAGATTGTTTGGCTTTTTGTACCAATAGTCCATTTTCTTTCATTGTTTCAAACCTATCAAGGAGAGCTACTGAAAGAGAAAGACTTTCTATTACTACATCACTAAGCTGTTGAGAGTTTAGTTTATTTAACATAGTCTATCTCATTGATAAACAAATTGTTATAAGTTCTTCCATTCTTTTCAGAGCCTATAAACACAAAACCAATTTCAACTTGATCTCCAGGTCTAATACCTAGTTTATCAATTCTTGAAATCATCACATCTCTAATCTCAAAGAAAGCTTTTTGACCATCTTCTGTGGTAATAGTGACTACAGCTCTTTTCTTTGTTGGTCTACCTTCAACAACAATAGCTTCAGGAGTAGACACTTTTTCAAAATACCCCATAAAAGGAGTTAACAATTTCTTGTTCATAATTAAACATTGTATAAAATTAATAAATCACTAGCTCTGGTTATTCCTGTATAGAACAACCTTTGTTTTTCTTTTTCATTCTGATTAAAACTTATGTCTTTGACATTTAGAACAGTAGTTTCATAGGTACTACCTTGACTTTTGTGGATTGTAAGTGCATGATTGTATTTAAAGCTTGCAAAGATATTTAAAAAACTATTTCTTTGTTCAAATGTTAATAAGTTTTGCTTACAATTTTTATTCATTATTGCAGCATACCTTTTAAACAGAGCAAGAGAAGAGTCATCTAATACTAAGATATCTTTGTTAATAGAATAAACTACAAATTTAGCTTCTTCAGTTATCTTTTCTTTGTGAGTACTACTCAATAAAACTTCCATAGTCTTTGTAAACTTATGTAGCTCTTCTACTTTTACAGTCTCATTGGTATTATACTTATTATAAGGGGCATCAAACACAATAGTTTCTCCAAGCTCTATTTTAGCTGGATAATCTCCATATATTCTCTGTCTTACTAAAGCATTAATCTTATCAACTTCCTTATTAGTCCAAGCAAGATACTTAAACTCATCAGTTCCATTGACTTTGGCTAACTCTTCAATAATCTTTGCTAAGTTTTGAGTATAAAGATATCCAATATCTTGACCTTCAGGCCCTGCTAACAAATTGGATTTTCTCTCCCAAATATTAGGTAGATTTCTACTAAGAGTAATGATAGGATTGCCATTACCTTGTCTAATGATTTCAGTAAGCTCTACCTCTGCATAATCTTGATGAAATATAGGGCTATCATCTTCTCCTACAGGATTGATTTGCTTGCCATCACCCACAAATATTACTGTGGTATTCTGAGCTGCAGCACATTCCTCTATGGTTTTAACCATTTCAGAATCTACCATTGAAGCTTCATCAATAACCCAATAATCAATATTGTTTAGTGGTGGCCAATTAGGATTAGGACTTGACCTAAATATCCTCTCTCCTGTTCTTTTATCTGTAATACTCCTATAATGCAAAGCACTGTGTATTGTAGTGAATTTAACTTCATCAACTTGTACTTTGGTTCTGATTACAGATAATGCTTTATGTGTAGGAGCTGAACACATAATTCTTTTAGCTTTTGTTTTTGTAGTAAGGTGTTTGACTATTGTGTGTACTAGCCAAGTTTTCCCTACTCCTGCAGAACCTTTTAAGAGAATTCTGTCTTCTCTAGCATCAATGAGTTCTATAACTTCATTGAACTTTTCTCTCTGATGGGTTGTTAAACTACTCATTTATCTACTAATGGTAAAAAAAAGATAAAGTGAGGGGTAAGTCTCACTTTATCTTTAAGTTAATAATACTATAGAACTTCTTGTCCTACAGATACTGAATTCATAACTCCAGCTAATTCTGCATTCATAGAAGCAGAAGCATAGAAGTCTGCAGGATCTTCAGTTCTTAAATCTTGGTCAGCAGTAGCAGTAGATTTAAAGAAATCTGCTTTGTACTGTGGTTTACCATTTTTCAAGATCAATTTACCTGCTTGAGCATCTCCTTCTCCATAACGGATTGCTTGCTTATCAGCAATTGCATCCATTGTAGTCAAACCTGCATTGATTGCATAAGCTTGATTGTCAGAGATAATTGGTTTGTTTGCATAGATTCTGTAAACAGTAGCTTCAGGTAATGCAGCCAATTTAGCAATTACAGATTCAACTGTAGATTCCATTGGTACATCAACCCATACTACTCTTTTAGAGTCAGATACAAATTCTTTTTCAGAGAAACCAAACTCAGATGTACTGAATGGGTTATCTTGAAAGTTGTTACTTACAGACTTTGATGGGTAAAATGACTTTGTAGTCACAGTCTGTTTAATTTCAGCAGTTAGAGTTCCCTCTTTTTGCCATTGAGTAGCATGTACTCTAGAAATTTCTAAACCTCCTTTAGAGATTTCAGTTCTTTTTCCTTGTTCTTGTGTGCTTGCAATTGTGTTCATAATAACGTGATTTTGTTTTCTAATTGTTTCATAGTAAAGGTAATAACCTATTCCACTCTCAGATTAATGATTTGATTTTTATCTATATTTTACCTTTGGTTAATTAAAAAGTCAGAAAAGTTTTCTTAAAGATCATGGCAATGCCAAACACTTTCTATTATTCTGACCCAAACCTCTGTGCTACACTTGTCTATGACCAGATCACTTACAATATTTGAGCTCAAGAGCTGTATTGTTTTAGGATGCAATGGGATTGAGAACTCTGTTGACAATGTTTGTAGTGGACCCGCTGGGAATTGAACCCAGGTCTTAAATACTTCAGTAATTAGAAATGTATACAGCTTAGTTCTCCTATTTATCTTTTAATTCTGTTAGGTACAAGAATAGGGTCTACTGTTAAGAAGACCTCCACCATCTAGTTTTCTATCCTAGCAAACTGAGTATTAATCTACCTATTTTTGGTTAGGCAACCATTGCTAATTCTTCTCTTGAAGAGAATAAATTGATAACACCATTTAAGATGCTATCTACTACATTCATATTAGCTGCTATTTGTGCGTTGTCTTCTAAAGATACTACACTGTTGTTTGTGTTTCCAATTACTTGATTCACCTTAGTTTACAGTTATCTCTCTGGCTGATTTCTAATCCATAACATACCTAATCAAAGCCAAGTCGGGCCCAATAATTTAACAGTTGGATAAATAAGAATGAAAGGGATACTTCCATAGAAGTTTTACTCCCTTTTCAATCTCATCGTTAAATTTAATCCAACCTAAATTTAACTTAATGCTAGCCTATGCTTAAGAATAGTGTTATTCTTTTGCAAGGTTTCATATTCTTTTTCCATTTCTCTCATGTCTTGATCTCTCAAGGCTGATAGTTTAGTAGCAATTGCTAAAAGAATTTCATTTTGTGCTTGAGACTCAAAATCTCTTCTTAAAAGATAAACAACTTTGTTTACATATTCTCCTTGTACTTCAGGTACAGGATTTAGTAATAAAGATAATTGTGTTCTCCATTGATTTAAAAACTTCTTCATAATATTATGTATTTGATTGGACAATTGGTATTGAGGACTATCTCTAGCCCTCTAATACCTTAGTATTGGATTTAAATTAAACTCCGTAATGTTAATTTATAGTAGTACATACAAAATGAGTATTGTATTACTGCTACAAATTAGTGAGGGTTTTGAGAGGAGGTTAAAAAACAAAAAAAGGAGATAAACTAGTCATCTCCTCTTAACATCTTTTCAAGTAATAATATTTTTACTAATATAGGATTCTCCTCTATTATTTGAGCTGTCTTATCTACAACATACAATGTAGTTAATAATAATAACTCATTATAACTAAATGTTTCAGCTATCTTTTGACACAACTCGCTTTGCTCTGGTTGCTCTAATAACATAACCTTACTTATATCAGCAAGTTTACTATTCATCTCTGCAATGTCTTTAGGGTCAAAGCCTAATGCATCTACAAAGGACTTCTTACTGTGGTCAAATACTGTTGCCATATAATTGTGGATTAAGTTGTTAATAACTTTATTACTTAGGAGTTAAAATAACTTGATTGTTAAATTTATTTCCTATAACTTTGCCTCTCTGAGTTTCTCAGTCCATAGCATGGACAGGAATAAATTCAGGACCACCTTCAGGTGGACTTGGATATAGTAATGTGTTTCTTTCTTTGGTACTTTCTTTCTTTGTAGTATAAAAAGTAATCCTCTAGTCTTATGGCTAGAGGATTCTTTGTTATTACTTACAGATTGTTAGCATTGATACTAATAGTACAATGTAGATGGTATATACAGAGTATATAGCAAAAGATCTTAATTGTTCTTTCATGATGTTATTGTTTAGGGGTTACACATCCTTTATAGATGCAAATGATTAGGTTTACACATGATAATAGCATAAATGGTAGCCAATTAGGTAAGAAGTCTCTACTTCCTTCTAATGTGCCTACAAAGAAATAAGCTAAAAAAATGATTGCTGAAGCTACAAACCATATCTCCCACATAGTTTGTCTTGTTTCTTCTGATACTGTTTTTGATTTTTTCATTGTGTTGGATTAAATGATTGGGATTAATAATTGGGTTAAATAAACTAATGGCTCCCTGTATATGTGACAGCTTGCTTTTGTGTACCTTGTTAACTTAGGTGCATTCTTCATCTCCATTAGTTTAAATTTAAAATAAGGCTATTTATAAGGCTATTCTATTGCACCTAGATAAATGGTATCTCCTTCAGTGTATTGTAACATAACTGGTGTGCCATCTACTGGCATAGACTCAAGGTCATCATTCCAGATAAATACTGGAGGATGTTCTTCAGATATCTCTAATTGTTCTTTAGTATCTAAATACATGTATATGTTTAGGCTTATTAAAAATGCAATTAAGATAGCTAATAAAGGGTAATAATTTGTTTTCATAATGTTGGATTTAATTGATTAACTGATGTTGAGAGCTAATTACCATATAGAGCCATTGACAGGTTATATGGTAATGAATTACTCTCTTGTATATTTTAAATAGGTAGTTATATTGTTATAGACTACCTAGTTTTAACCTGCTTTCTTCTATAACTACATATCTGTCTTTATAGATTGACTGAAGAATAGCTTCTATAAAAGCTTTTTCTACATCTGATTTATGTGCTTTTATAATGCCTTTAGAGCATTTAAGAGCAATAGGTAATAGATTATAAATGTCTACACCATTTTCATTAGCATTGTTACAAACAAAAGCTTCCCAAGTAACAACTTCTAAGATGTTATCTATAGATATAGTTGTATTGTAAAGAACAGTACAAAAATGAGGAAATTTAGCTTGTTTGTTATCTAAAGCTAGTTCAGAGTTATTGTCAAATACTGTTATCATAGTACTGTTAGATTTAAGGGTTAAATTAAGATAAAGCTATTATAATATATAAATCTAAATGTTGGGTTATTAAAAAAGAGCAAATAAAGGTGTATATGTTTTCTCACACACCTTTATTTGCAAATAAAACAGAGATAATTATAAAGTTATCTCTGCTGGATTGTAGATTACAATGGTCTTCGCAACATATTCACCTTGTGCACCAAGTTTAGTTTGAGTATTCAAACCTAATGTGCTAATTGACTTATCAGCTGTAATTAAAGCTAATGTATCTTTGTGAACAAGTATTGCCACTCTATTGGCATTATCCCAATGTTTTAACCAAGGTGTTTTCTCACCATTCTCTGTAACCACTGTATTCAAGTTAATAACTTCAACACCTAATTCTCTTTTAATTTCAGCTAAATTTGCCATGTCCTATCTATTTTAAAGGATTAATACTCCAAATAAGTGAGGGTTTTGAGCTGGGGATTTATATTAAGAGAGACATGACCAACTTCTCAACCATTTCTTTCTCTACTTCACCTAGGGTTTTGAAAAATAAACAGAGGTCAAGATGCTCTACTTCACTGTAAGGGTAAAAAAAAAAGAAGAGCTAATAAAGCTCTTCTTGTGCTGTAGCTATAATATCTATTAGGATATCAGAGTAGCTATCATTTATCATGTCTTGCATGTTGTTAGATTTAATAGGTTAATACTAGTAATATGTGAGGGTTTTAAGATTAGGTAAAGGTAAAAAAATAACACCAATAGATTTCTCTATTGGTGTTAAGATTGTTACAAGCTAACTTCAGCTTCAGCTACAGCAACTATTCTCACAGCTGTATAGTCTCCTTGAGCCCCAGTCTTTGTCTCTAGCTGTGTAGCAAGATTAGGCATTGAAGGATTAGATTGGATTTTAGCCAATGTGTCTTTGTGTAAAGATACAGCTATTCTATTGGTATTGTCCCAATGTCTCATCCACTCTGTAGGTTGATTGTCTTTGTCAAGAGCAGTATTTAAGTTTAATACTGCGTAACCTAATTGACCTTTGATTTCAGCAATTGTTGCCATGATGTTTGTTGAGCAAGTGTTTAATGTCCTTGCAATTAGACGGTTAGAATTAATACTCATAATCAGTGAGGGTTTTGATGCGTAAGCATCAAGTCATAAGCCTATTGTTTTGATACATATAACATTACATTATATATACTAACACAAGACAGTAGACACCCAAGCCTGAGCCCAGCAGGACACAGACAAGAACAACAAGACAAAGAAACTTTCAGTAGCCTCCAAGTCAGAACAGACCTAGACCTGTAGACTTGCTTCCCTTTTCTATAATAATATAGGCCAGGAAAATAACTGCTTTAGATTTCACCCAGGGGGGCCTTGTAATCCTAAATATCAGTGGGGGTTTTGAACTAGGGAAGATCACACATCCATAAATTTTAAAAATTTTTTGAACTCACAGATTGATTTTTAAAAAAAATTTTAAACTTGTAGGTTGATAGTTAAATTTAATTCTTAACTTTGCTAAATATTAATCTGAACAATATGTCAAATAATCCTTTTCCTATAGGAGCTATTAAGAAGAGAAAGGCAGAGCTTAAACTTGAAACCCCTGAAGGGTTAAAAAGTATTTATCCTTTGTATCCTACTGTTAGGAGAGAAGAAAGAGAGGGTAAGGTATTCTTCAATACTTTAGTAAGGAAGAGATATGATGGACAATATCATTTGATACCTATGGAGTACTCAGGAGAGAGTGAAGCTAAGACCATTCATGGGATTCATGCTATGGTTCATAGATATCTGATGCTAGGAGTCTTGACTAAACAAGATGTAATTGACAATGATCAGATTAATGAAACAACTAGACTAAAGAACATTAAATAATAAGTTATGGCTGAAATAAATACTACAGTTAGTTTTAGACCTGAGATAGATGGTCCTTCTGTTCCTACCTATATGGTGTTGACAGGAGACTATTTAAGAAAGTTGCATATTTCTAAGAAGTATGGGACACAGGTAGTAAACTGGGTAGCAGAAGGAACAGACCCTTTATGTGTACCCGAACAAGATATGAAAGACTTACTAGATGTATGGACTAAAGAAGCTGAGGTTATGTATCCAGGAGAGGGAGATCATAGAGTAAAGCTGCTAGATGAAGAAGGGAATAGAATTCCTATAGGCTCTGTAGTAGAATTTATCATTGAAGATCTTGAAGTAGGTATTGAAACATGTGAGACTATAGTACCTAGTTGCCCAGATAGAGTAGTTGTATTCCAGATTTGTAATGAGAACAGCGTTACAGATGATAACTTTGATATCTTCTTAAACAATACTTATATAGGGGCTGTAGATTTGAGTCAAGATGCTAAAGTTGGGTCTGTATTTATTGCTAGTACTAACCCTGCATTAACCCTTACTTCATCTGATTTTGCGTGTCCATTGCCAGGGATGGTAAATTACTTCTTTAACCCTAGTTTATTGCAAACAAGCAATACTATAGAGATGAGAAACACTCAAGATAATGGAGCAGGAAATCAAGGAACCGTTGGAATTAGAAACTATTTATTAACAGGGACAAATTTAAGTGCCCCTTGTGTAATAGCTGATTTGTCTTATGGCCCACCTCCAGGAGGAGATGCCGTATTGAACTTCGACTATACACAATGTTGTCCATAAAAACTAAAGTATGAAGATAATACAAAAAGGTATTGTTGGGCTAAAGGATGCTCAATATTATATCTATCACTTAAGCATTATCAACCCTTTTTTACCTATTGAATTGACTCCAAAAGAAAGAGAAGTTCTTGGTACATTCATGTCATTTAAAGGAGACCTTGCTGAGAAAGATAGATTTGGAACTACGTTTAGAAAGGAAGTAAAGAAAATGCTATCAATATCAGATGGCGGCCTAAGTAATCACCTTTCTGCTCTTAAGAGTAAAGGTGCAATTAGAGAAGAATTAGGTGGACTTATACAAATCGCATCTATATTACTACCTGAAGAAAAACAACAGTTTTATCAATTCAAAATAGTTAAAGAGTAATGAAGTTACTACATCCTGATTTAATTGAAGAGTATTACGAGTCTATCAAAGACAAATACCCTGGCCTTACAAAAGAACAATGTAATCAAATTTGTAGTGCTCCATTTGTAGAAGTTAGAAAAGGTATCGAATCAGGACAATTCTTAACAATTAGATTGCAATTTTTTGGTACTTTTGTAGTCTATCCTAAAAGACTTTCTTATTACTTGAAAGTTTATAGTAAGATGTTTAAAGAGCAAAGAATAAATCCAGCTAACTATTTCAGAAAGAAAGAACAACTAGAATCAGCACTTAAAAGAAAAGAAGATGAAAGCAAAAGTAAACTTTAGTAACATTGTAGCATACATTCAAGGTAATGTAAGACACAAACTTTTTTACAGTAAAAGATTTAATTGGTTATTACCCTTGCACATATTTGAGCAAATCAACTACAGGTTATTTGTAATGAACAAACAGTGCTATTCTAATGGAGAATGTGTAGAGTGTGGATGTTCTACTCCAGCATTACAAATGGCAAACAAGACTTGCGGAGGAATCTGCTATCCTATTATGTTAGATGCACTTGACTGGATTCTTTATAAAAGAGAGTATGATATTGAGTTTAGATACTTAAACTTTTATAAATCTAGAGAATTTGAATTAAGAATAACACATAAAAAAACAAGATAATGAGTCACTGGATAAACCCAACTGTAAATTTAGGAATTATAAAAGCAGGTTCTGCTAAGAGAATTGTTTTTCAAGCAACTGACACAATACCTACAATTAAAAGTATAGAACCTTACTGTGGTTGTACTGCTACAGAGTATAAGGAAGAAACAAAAGAACTAGTAATTACTTATAGTAACGGAGTAATTCCTCCTCAAGTAGAAGGTCCTCAAGCAACTACAAAAAGAATTGATATCACTTATGAAGATGATACAGCTGATGTCCTTATTATTAACGCAACAAGAATCAGATAATGGCAAATAAACTTACCATAGGAGACTACTTAAGATTAGCCAAAGCTAACCCAACAGTAGAAAAAGAATTTGAATATTTCAAAGAACACATCTTTAATAGAACACTAGTTTGGGAAGGTGTTAAAAATCCTAAAGCTGGAGGTAGCCTACACAATGTGGCTGGAGACTCAGGAGGTTGGACTCTTTGGGGTATTGCCTACAATCATAATAAAGAGCTATTTAAGAACTTTGATGATTTTAAAGATACTACTTATGAAGAAGCTGCAGCTATAGCTTACACTAAATACTATAGAGCAATCAATGCTTTTATCCTTCCTCTTGAGGCTAGGTTAATGTATTTTGATACAGCCTATAACATGGGTAATGCTAGAGCAATCAAATTAATGCAAAGATGTGCTAAGGTACCAGATGATGGAATTATTGGGCCTGCAACTAGGGAGAAAATGCAGTATGTAACAGAGGAATGTCTTTACAATGCAAGAAACACAGCTTACAATAATTTAGTAAGAGTAAACAAAGCTTTAGGTAAATTCTTAAAAGGTTGGTTAAACAGATCAATTGCAATATTCAAAGCATGATGCTAACTAAAGCTGTAGATGTCAATCCTTATGGAAGACTACTACATATTATTATTACAGGTAATTTTAGTGAAGATTATCCTGCAATCAATAAGAAATACAAGCAAAACCTAGATGAAGATGACAATGTGTTAGGTATGTCTCAAATGAGAGGTCAACATCACATGATTGTTATTAACTTAGGTAAGCACAGATCAATTTTTAAAGGGATAGAAATTGAGTGTGAATTAGCAGATACTATTGCTCATGAAGCAGATCACTTATGTAATCAGCTTTTTAAAAGTATGGGAGCCACAGTAGATGTGAATAATGATGAACCACATGCCTATCTTTTAGGCTGGGTAGTGCAGCAGATTACCAGAGTTTACTTAAAATTTAAAGAGAAAGAAAATGGCAAAATGGTTTAGATTATACATTACCACTGTTTTTATTGATTTTCAAGTGGGAGTTAATGTAATTGGATTACCTGAGTATCACACACATGGGCTAATCATTTCAAAAAGAATCAAAGAAACTGATATTCACAAATACCAATAACATGAGTTTATTATTTACAGTAGAGAGCAAAGTAGTCTCTCCTTCAACAGAAGCTCTACTTATGTTCCCATTTCGGGATATTTGGGAGAGGGATGAATCTAAAGACAAAAGATATGCTATAGAAGACCTTTCTTATATTGAGTTCATGGCCTCTATTCAAAAGAGTAACCCTTATTCAGGTTATTCTGAAGATCAAAGAGCAGATAAAATTATTAAAGACATAATTACAAGAGCTGAGTGGGATTCCCAAGATAGACTTTTAATTGCAGGAATTGCAAAATTAAAAGAGTTTCAGGCTGAAGCTTCAGTGACTTATAATTATTATATGGCTGCTAAATCTGCAGCTGAAAAGATGCAACAATTCTTTATTGGGTTTAGCATGAATGATGTAAATCTTAGAACAGGAGCACCAATCTTTAAACCTAAAGACATTACCTCAGCTCTTAATGATACTTCTAGAGTACTAGAAAATCTAAATACTCTTAGAGAAAAAGTTGATAATGAGATCTTTGAGGAAGTTAAAAAGAAAGGACAAAAAATAGTAAGTCCATTTGCAGACCCAAATAGTTTAAAATAAATGAGTCAATTAAATTCAATAAGAAATCCTGATGGGATTTGGATAAACACAGAAGTGTTCAGAGAAGAGGCCAGGAAATTTCAGAAGTATAATGCTTACTGTTTAGATCCTTGGGGTTCTCCTGATTGGTTTTCTTATTGGCAAGAACAAAGAAGTAGAATTATTAATGGGTATTCTTCAGGGGGTGTAAAAATTACTGGAGACCATTATTTTTATTTAAACTTCTGCCCTATCCTTAAAGTAGAGGATATGAATGCAAAGAAGTCAGCTAAAGTTACAGATTTTCCAGATTTCTGGGATGGAGATTATAACTATTTTTGGTCAAGAGAAATTGCCTTTAATGGAATAGTAGATGGCTTAGGAATTCAAACAGAGTTTGATGAAACTTGTAGAATACATGCTAAGACAATGCCTGAAGCTGAAGCACAAAAGAAAGCTTTAGAAGAACTATTTAAAGGACTTCAACTTGAGGTTAAGATTGAAATAGACTATTTAAATGGAGGTTATAATCTTATTGTAGGTAAGTCTAGAAGAAAGGGATACTCTTATAAGAATGCAGCTATTGCTGTTAAAAATTATTTATGTTATCCTAAAGCTCTTACTATCTTTGGTGCTTATGAAAAAAGGTTCCTTTATCCTAAAGGTATTTATACTATGGCTTCTAACTACCTTAACTTTATTAATGCTAATACAGCTTGGGTATATCCTAAAGATGTTGTAGATAAAATGGACCACGTTAAGGCTTCTACTATTGAATATAGAAATGGAGTTAAGATTGAAACAGGTTTTCTATCTGAAATCATGGCAATTACTTTTAAAGATAATCCAGATGCTGCTAGGGGAAAAGATGCTAGAGATTTAATTTTTGAAGAATCTGGAGCTTTTGGTACTCCTGGATTACTTAAAGATTCTTATGCAGCTTCTCAAGACTGTGTAATGGCAGGGGCAATTAAAACAGGAATGATTACTGTGTTTGGTACATCAGGAGATATGGAAGGAGGTACTGCAGATTATTCTGAAATGCATTCAAACCCTTTAAGATTTGGTTTACTACCTTTTCAAAATATTTGGGATGAAGAGTCTGAGGATATGAAGTGTGGATTCTTCCACCCTATTACTTGGAATATGGAGGGTTACTATGATGAACAAGGTAACTCTGATACTGTAGGTGCTAAAGCATTAGAGTTAGCTCAAAGAAAACTCTTGCTTGATAATGGAGCTACATCTGCTGATATTCAAAGAAGGATGCAAGAAAAACCTTTAGGTCCTTTTGAAGCTTTTGGTATGATTAGTGTAAATAACTTTCCTGTCCTTGAATTAAAAAGACAGTTAGAAATAGTAAAAGCTAAGAATCTCCACATGATTATGGGGACACCAGTTAAGTTATATTATGACTATGACTCTAAGAAAGTTAAAGCAGAACCTATATTAGATGGTACTGCTAATGTAATTTATAGACAAAAGCCTGACAATACTTCTTTAGAAGGATGTCCTGTTATATATGAATACCCACCTGAAGTACCTATGAGAGGGGCTTTTAAAATAGGGTATGACCCTTATAGACAAGATAAAGGAACCTCTCTTGCAGCAGTCTATGTTTATAAAAGTGTTATTATAGGAGACAGAACTAAAAGAATTATTGTTGCAGAATATGTAGGTAGACCAGGAGAAGCAGATGATGTAAACTATATTTGTAGATTATTTGCTGAACTATACAACACTACTATAATGCATGAGAATGAGGTAACACATGTTAAGGATTACTTCAGAAGAAGAAAACAATTACATTACTTAGCTTATCAACCTGATGAGGTTATTAAGAAGAATGTAAAAAACTCTAAAGTAAATAGAGTATATGGTTGCCACATGATTGACCAGCTTAAAGATGCAGGTGAAAAATATATCAAATCTTGGTTATTAGAACCACTAGATTTTGATGATGATGGTATGCCTATTAGAGCTTTAGACCAAATTTATTCTATTGGATTGTTGGAAGAATTGATTGGGTATAACAGAAAAGGAAACTTTGATAGGGTCATGGCTCTTATGCAGGTTATGTTTCAAGACCAAGAAGATTTACATGGTAAGGAATATCAACCTAAAAGCAAAGGAAATGCTAAAGCAAAACAACTTTTAGAAATGATGAATACTGCCTATATGAAAAATAATGGTAGAAATGCATTACAATCATTAAAATAATTATTACTTTTGTAGATACTTATCCTTTAAGCAAATGAATCAACCAGTTACACAACCTAAGTCATATTCTACTGAAAGACTCAGTAGAAAAGAAAAGGAGTCTCAAGACTTCCTTTGGTACAGAGAAAAGATTGACATGTATGATACTAAAGCCAACTTCTTATCTATTGGATATGGAGGGGTAAATGAGTATAAAAGAATGAGAGTTAACTATGACTTGTTTAACAACATCATAGATCTTTCAGACTTTGCTTATGTGGCTAGTCCTTATGGTGCTGACCAAGGAGAGATGCCAGCTCAAATGGCAAATAGAGATATTTGTTCTTATAGAGTAAAAGCTCTAATTGGTATGGAAATGAAAAGACCTTTTGGGTATAGAGTAATTGCAACTAACAAAGAAGCTTCAAATAGGAAAGTAGAAGAAGAGACTAAGAGAATTACAGACTTTGTAGTTAACTCTATTATGGCTCCTATTCAACAACAAAAAGAAGCTGAATACCAAGCTCAAATCAAAGGGAGAAAATTAACTGAACAAGAGAATCAACAACTACAAGAAAAGATGGCTGCTGATATTGAGGCAGCTACTCCAGATAAAGTAAGAGCTTACATGAGAAGGGACCATAGAGACCCTGCTGAAGTTCAAGGACAACAAATTCTAAACTACCTTATTAAAAAATTAGATGCTAAAAAGAAATTTAACAATGGTTGGAAACATGGTTTAATCTCAGCTTATGAAGTTTATTGGTTAGGAATAATCAATGGAGAACCTGCAATGAAAGTTGTAAACCCTGTTAGATTTTCTTGTGATAAGTCATCAGACCTAGATTATATTGAACAAGGTGAATGGGCTGCAGCTGAATATAGAATGCACCCATCTCAGATAGTTCAGACTTTTGAACTTACTGACAAAGAAATTGACACTCTTTGGAAAAATTATGGTCACCAAGTTACTCAAAGAATACATGATGATTTGTTTAATTTTGATGAGTATCTTACTCACGAAGACAAGAATGCGGTAAGAGTATTACACTGTGTATTTAAAGGACTAAGAAAAATAGGTTGGTTAGATTATATTGACCAAGATGGTGTTCTTCAAACTAAGTTTATGGTAGATGAAAGCTACAAATTAAACAAAGATAATGGAGATGTAAAAATCAAGTGGGAGTGGATTCCTGAAGTATATGAAGGATACAAAATTGGTATGGATATCTATAAAGAAATGAGACCTATCCCAGGACAATTTAAAGATATGGATAATATCTATAAGTGTAACTTACCTTATTATGGAGCTATCTATGATAATGTTAACTCTCAACCTACTTCTGTAATGGACAGAATGAAAGTATATCAGTACTACTATAATATAGTAATGTACAGATTAGAACTTCTTTTAGCTTCAGATAAAGGTAAGAAAATTTTAATGAACATTAATGCTATTCCAACTGACTCTGGAATTGACCTTAAAAAATGGCAGTACTTCTTTGAATCTACTCCTTTCATGTGGTACAATCCTGATGAAGAAGGTATGAATCAATCTGATGTAAATACTATTGCTAAGACTTTAGACTTATCTTTGGCATCTGATATTCAGAAGTATGTTCAACTTGCTGATTACTTAGAACAAAAATGTGGTAAGTCTGTAGGTATTACTGACCCTGTATTAGGGCAGACTTCTGTGTCTGAGAGAGTTGGAAATAACCAACAGAATCTTGTACAAACTTCTCACATGCTAGAACCTTATTTTGACTTACATAACTGTATTAAAAGAAATGTACTTCAAGGTCTTATTGATTTAGCTAAGGTAGCATATGCTAGTTCTGATAAGAAGAGTATAGCTTACATATTAGATGATATGTCTGTAGAAATGTTACAGATGGATATCAACTTATTAGATGAAAGCACACTAGGTTTATTTATGGAAGACTCTTCTATGTCTGAAGAAATTAAACAGACTATTCAACAGTTGGCACATGCTGCTATGCAGAACCAAAAAATTGAATTATCTGATGTTCTTAAAGTTATCAAACAAGACAGTATTCAAGAAGCTGAAGAAGCTTTACTTGTATCTGAAGAACTTAGAGGTAAAAGAGATCAAGCTAATGCTCAAGCTCAAGAAAAAGCTAAAGCTGATATGGCTGCTAAACAACAAGAACATGAAAAAGAAATGTGGAGCCATGAAGCTGATATGATTGTTCTTAAAGAAGAAGAAAGAAGAAAAACTGTTATTCAACAACAAGCTATGCTATCTATGGGATTTGATGTAAACAAAGATCAAGACAATGATGGTATTCCTGATGTTCTAGAAGTAGCTAAACATGGTGTTGATGCTGAAATAAAAAGAGCACAGGTAGCTAATGAATCTAGAATGATTAGTCATACTATAGAGAATGACAAAGAAAAAAATAGACTAAAATCTAAAGAAATTGCTCAAAAGGGAGCAGGAAAATAAAATAAGGCTATTATAGTTTAAATATAATAACTTCATTTTGAATATGTAATTAATTAAATAATTAAACTTAAATTTGTCACAATTATGAGTGGAATAGAGAAAACCATTGACCAATTTGCAGGCTGGGAAGATACATCACAGCAACATGACTTCTTCGGAGAAACAAATCTAGATGTAGATGTAATAGAAGCAGCTGTTAAAGATGATGTAACAATAGAGCAAGAAGCTGCAAAAGAAAAAGAAGAAAAAGAAAATCAAGAAGTAATTGATGATCAATTCAAGTCTTTTGAAAAAGATGCACCTAAAGTAGAAACTGATGAAAATGATTCAGAAGATAAAGGAGCACCAGCAGGTAAGAAAGAACCTGCAACTAATGTAAATAATAAACAGACTCTTGAGTTCTTAAAAGAGAAAGGTCTTGTTGATTATGAAGTAGAAGAAGGAAAAGAACTTACTGAAGAAGAAGCTGAGAATTTAATTGAAGACTCTTGGGAGAAAGCATTAGAAGCTGAAGTAGAATCTACAATAAAAGATCTTCCTCAAGATATTAAAGACTTAATTAAGTTTGCTTCTAAAGGAGGAAATGTAGGAGAGTTATTAGGAAAGATGGTTCAACATGCAACTTCAGGTATTACTAAAAATAGTGATATATCAAATGAAGATGTTCAAGTTCTTGCAGTAACTATAGATTTAAAAAATCAAGGTTATGATCAAGAATACATAGATGATCAAATTGAATTCTTAAAAGAAAAAGAAAAGTTAGAAGGTATAGCTAAAAAATCTTATAATAAGATTATAGCTGAACAAGAAGCTGAAACTGCAGGACAAGTTGAAAGACAAAAAGAAACTGCAGATTTAAGAAAAAAACAAGCAAGAGAATATAAGAGTAATATTACTACTCATATTAATGGCTTAGCAGAAACAAATGGATTACCTTTATCTAAGCAAGATAAAATTAGTCTTCCAACTTATATCTCTGAACCTAATGTAGAATTACAGGATGGTAGATTTGTAAGTGAAATGCAAGCAGATTTGTTTAAGGTTATGGCTGACAAAGACAAAATAGTTCTTTTAGCTAAACTATTAAAGACAGACTTTGACTTTAGTGCTATTGAGAGAAAGAAACAATCTCAAGCTGCAAGAGGGGTCAGAGAAGCTGTTGAAAGAGTAGACAGAAAAGAATTATCAAATTCAGAAAGTGGAGGTCACAAATCCAATAAAAAAGCCCTCTGGGATATGCTAGAGGATTAATCAATTATTACTAACTTTAAATTAAATCAAAATGGCTACATTAGGAAGCAAGCTTCTCGTAAAAGAGATGGAGTGGAATGCCAACATGACTGAGCAATCTCATTTAGGAGCAGCTCTGATTGCTAAACCACACCGTATTATGGGGGAGATGGACAAATTGTTCTCGGCTCAAAACTATTATTCTGACAATCCAATGTCTTCTTTGTTAATGGGTAACTCTAAAACAGAAGAAACTATTGGTAATACAGAATGGGAATGGGAATTAAAAGGTGCAAACACTAGACCTCTAGTTGTTGTAGAAAATGTTGAAGTTGCTAGCAACTTGACTCCTGGAAAATTCAAAAAAACTTTCAAGATTAAACTTGATGAAAACTGGTATTTACCAGGGGATGTTATTATGCCAGGTACTTCTAACAAGAAATACCAAGTGCGTATTCAAAACCAAGGTGTTAAGCATGGTGATGGTACAGTTTATACTGTAAGAATGAACTCAGATGACCCACAAGCTTTTATGCCTGTGAAATATTTGAAACCAGGACAACAATGGGGTAAATTATTCTCTCAATATGAGGAAGCTGCTGAGCAATCAGGTTCAACTGTATTCAGTTTGCCACTTGCTTTCAGAAACAGAATGTCTAAGTATCGTAAAGAATACAGAATCACTGACTATGCTTCAACTGAAGTATTGGCTGTAGCTATTCCTGATTCTAAAGGTGCTTACCACAATTCATGGATGCGTTATGCTGAAGTTGAATATTGGCAACAATGGTACAGAGAAGTAGAACGTGGATATTGGTATTCAAGATCTGCAGATACTGTATTAGGAGCTAATGGAAGACCAGTAAGAATGGGTCCTGGAATTCAAGAGCAATTAGAAGATTCTCATCAACATAGATATTCTCACTTAACTGCTAAGTTAATTGAAGAGTACTTACAAGATATTTTCTATTCTAGAGTTAAGCCAGGTCAAGGTCGTCAAATTAAAGGTTTCACAGGAGAGTATGGTATGTTACAATTCCATAGAGCTATCCAAGATTGGCAAAACAAATCAGGTTTCATTAAGAATGTTGAAGTATATACTAATAAAGTAGCTAGTTCAGTACACACTAATGCACTTGAAGCAGGTTACCAATTTGTGAAATACAACATGGCAAATGGTGCTTCTCTTGAGTTGATTCACAATCCTCTTTATGATGATAGAGAAATCAACTTTGAAATTGATGAAGTTACAGGTTTCCCAATTGAGTCTCAAAGAATTACATTCTTAGACTTCTCAGGAGAATCTAAAAACTCTAACATCAAAATCATGAACAAGAAAGATGGTTTTGCTTTCACTTATGTTGAAGGTATGTATGGTCCTTATGGTCCTAAAAATGGTGGTTCTTCTGCACACTCTGGTTCTTACTATGAAATGCACGTTGAAAAATCATGTGGTATCCATATCCATGACATCACTAAATGTGGAGAATTGATCTTATCTCGTAACTAAGATCCTTATATAACTACTAAAAAGCTCCTGTAACAAGGAGCTTTTGGTGGTAAAGGGAAAAAGGTTTCCTAAAATAAGTTCAATAATTTAAAAAGAAAAAATTATGGCATCAGTTAAAGTAGAAGTAAGACCTATTGAGTCAAAAAGATGGCACAACAAAGTAGGACAGGAGTCTTTCACAAGACCCAAAAAAATCCAGGCTTTGGTAGATGGTAGCACAATGAAGTATGCTACAGGCCTATCAGACCAGGATATTAAAGATTTAGCTAAGAAAGGAATTACTTATGATTTGTCAGCAAATTATAATTCTGAAGCACCACACCCATTTTGGGATTCAGGTATGGCAATTATTAAATTAGAGAACAATACTATGTTCTTTGACTCAGACAATGCTTTAGACTTTATTAAAGTAAAAGTAATGAAAGCAAGTAAGTATGTTGCCAATTCAATGGCAGAATATGATTTAGGTATGTGGCCAGAAGCTACTCATGTTATTTTTGATGAAGCAGAACAAGCATCAGTAATGGCTAGTAAAGTAGAGCAAAAAAACACAGCTATTATTGAAGCTTCTAAACTATCATTAGATAGAAAAGTACAATTAATACTAGTATTAGGTGGTAAAAATATGAAGAATCAATCTGCAGACTTTGTTGCTGTAGAGTTAGATAAAATCATTACTAAAGATGCAAGTGAATTTTTAAGATATTTGAATATGGATAAGAAACAAACTGCAGCACATGCACTTGTTTTAGAAGCTCTTCAAAAATCAGTCTTAAGAAAAGAAGGTCAAAGAATTTTCCACATGGATTCTCCATTAGGTATTGATGAAATTGAAGTTGCTGAGTATCTTTCAAAAGAAGAGAATCAAGATATTAAAATGTTAATATTGTCTAAGATTAATAACTAAGAGTTATGACAACCAGGGAAATGCATTATGACTTCAAACAGAAGTTTAACAAGATAGATAGCCAAAAGAATAAAGGACTTTTAGTTCCTGAGATTGATTGGTTATTAAATGAGGCAGCTGAACTATTTGTAAAAAGAGTAGCACAGCCTAAAGTTAATAATGGCCTTGGTTTTGAAATGTCTCAAAGAATAATTGATGATATTAAAAGTATTGTTATTGGAGGCACTTGGACTCCTGTAGTAAATAATGTAATTGCTCTACCTGCAAACTACTTATATTTTGTAAGATGCAGAGTAAAATTATCAAAAGGAAATTGTAAAGGAAAAGAAGGAGTTCTTGCCATTAATGAACACAATGAACTTTTTGAAGAGAGTGAATTTTATAGCAGCTCTTTTGAATGGAGAGAAGTTAATGGAGTTTATGAAACTCAAGGTATCCAATGTTTTACAGATGGAACCTTTACAATAGATGAAGCAAAATTGTCTTATATACGCAAAATGGCTTATATGCATAATGCCCAAGATTTTGGTGCAGGAACTTATAACCATCCTTCAGGTGTTACCTTAACAGGTACTGTGAATTGTGATCTCCCAGACCACACCCATAGGGAAATTGTGGATATAGCAGTTATGCTTGCTGCAAGTGAAGTGCAAACTTCAGACTTACAAAGTAAAATTAGTAAGTTAGGTTTTAATCAGATTGTTTAATTAAAAAACTAGAAATTATGAGTAATCGTAACAATGACGTTTTTCAAGTATTACCTACAAGAGGTAATCAAGCTTTGGCTACAACAGGATCTACTGTAGATGCTTTATTGCCAGGGCAATTAGGAGTTTTTGATGCTAGCACAGGTTTAGCTTATGCTACTGCAGTACCTGCAGGAACTAAAGCAATTACTTTAGCTGTTGGTGTTGGTAATGGTTCTGTATTAACAGATATCAGAACTTCTGCTGGTCAATTCATCCAAACTAAAGGTATTACAGATTTAACTTTTAAACCTCATACTGCAGGTAGACCTATGAAGGTTACTGTTGGTGGTTTTAAAGCTGAGTGTGATACTGAGTATGGAGTAAGAGTTGAATTCCGTAATGCAAAAATCAACAGAATCCAAGGATTTAACCAATTCAGCAAAGCTTATATGGTTACAACTCCTTGTTGTGATGATTGTGCTGGAGGATGTGGTTCATTAGATGCTAACGTATTAACACAGTTATTTATAGCTAGTATTAATGCTGATGAAGCTAATTTAGTTTTAGCTCAAGCTGTTGCAAGACAAGCTTTAGTAGCTGCTACTCATGGAACTTCTGTAGACTACGCTGCTGGTGCTGTTATGACTGCTGCTGATGTTGCTGCTTTAATTGTGTTCAACAAAACAGCTTTAGAAGCTAATCAAGTATTTGCTGATTTCCAATTAGTAAGTCAACCTTTAGCTATTGGTAACTATTGCTCAATCAACTTACATTACTACAAATTGTTAGAAACAGTTTTAATTGTTTCTTTAATTGAAGGTTTTGGATGTTCAGGAGCAACTACTGTAAATCAATACCCAGTATTTGAAGAAGGTAGTGGAATCAATATCCAACAAAAAGAGTACCATGCATCAGGATGGGCAGGTTCAGGACCTTACAAATTGTCTCAAGTAACAGGTATGGGGTATGAAAATATCAACTATCTTTCTGTAAAAGGAACTACTTATGATCAATTTATTGTTCAGTATAACCAAACTTCTGAATCAGGGTGGCAAGAATACAGTAACGTATTGAGTACTGTAATTGCAATCCCAGAAGCTGACACAGTAACTAGACAAGCTGTTGCAACAGTTTTCAATTCTTTCTTATCAGGCTTAGGTTTTGATAGTTTAGTTGATGATGCTGCTGCTGCTAGTACTAATGCTGCTGTAGTAGAGCCAGAAGTGACTTCTACTGCTACTGATGGTATAGCATAAGGAAACTTAAAATAAAGCTATTAGATAAAACATCTCTATTTTTATAGAGATGTTTTTTTTATTTTGTATATTTGACACTTAAAACACTTTCCCATGGCCTTGAATTACACATACTTAAAATACAAAGATACATACACACTTGAAAATACAGGTACTGTGAATCTGACTTACCATGTTAGCAAAGTAACTTGTGAAGCAACTACTGAGATAAAAACAGCTGTAATGGTTCCTGGACAGATAACTACTTTAAGTTTTCCTGTTGATGGAGATTACTCTGTTTATCTAGAGTCTAGTACTCAAGTAGGGATGCCTTTTATCATCAAACACTATAATCACTTACTTATGTCCTTTATCAGTATGGTAGAAGGAATTGTATGTGGATGCAGTAAGTGTGATGAATGTGAGGAGTGTAATAAATGTGAGGATTACCTTGGGACACTTTTAAAAGCACAAGCTTTTAATACTTTAAACTACCCTGTTTACCAAGACTATGTGAATCAAATAACTCAAGATTCTCTTTGTGTGTTTAGTGAAACAGTTCTATGTGGTTTATTACATGAAAAAGTGTATGGAAATCCTGAAGTAAAAGAGGCTATGTTGAGACTAATTAGTTTTTACTACCTAGCTTTTTACTATCAAGATAAATTTTTAGCTGTAGATGCAGAAGAGAAAGCTTATGTTACAGAGAAATATAAGTTTGATAAGATAGCAGCATGTATGAGAAAGTTAGGTATTATACCTACAGACCCTTTATTCATGACTACTACCACTACTACTCTTGCTCCTAGTACTACAAGTACTACGACTACTAGTAGTACAACTACTACAACTACACCACCTAGTAGCACAACTACAACTGTGCCTCCTAGCAGTACTACAACAACAAGTAGTACTACAACTCAACCTACTACAAGTACTACAACTACTTTAGCACCTTGTGCTTTAGATGGTACTGCAGTGGAAGTAACAGGTACAACAACTAGCACAAGCACTAGCACAACTACTGCTCCAAGTACTACTACCTCAAGTTCAACAACTTCAACTACTACCACTACTGCTCCAACCACAAGTACTAGTACTACAACAAGTACAAGTACAACTACGGAACCTCCTTTAGAGTGTATTAGTTATACTTTAAATGCTCCTGGTGTTTCAGGAGAATATAATCAAGCAGAGTACATAGATTGTGCAGGACAGCCTCAAGTTATAGAAGCTCATGGATATGTTAATGCAACTTTCTGTGCAACTGAAATACTATTTGGAATGCCTTTTGCAAATGGTACAGGAGGCTGTTAAAAATGGTTGAGTTAATTAAAAAGATTGCTGCTTCTAAAGAAGATGTTGTCTTTGTAGGAAGTTTATGTTTGTGGCATTTGGGTCTGGTAATAGACCCTAGAGACATAGATATAGTTGTTAATAGTTTAGATGGTTTAGAAGAGTTTGGAGAAATAAAATTTTGGAATACTAAATCTCCTATGAGTGTGAGTAAAAAAAGAGCTCACATAAAAAGAGAAGACTATGATATAGATATTTTTATTGAAGAGACTTTACCAGAGCACACTATGATAAGTGGCATTAAGTTTCAGACTTTAAAAGATTTAAACAACCATATTAACTTGGTTATTAATACTTCTGAAGGACAGCTTAAAAACATAATGATTGAAAAGAAAATAAAATATTTTAAACCAAGAATCTAAAACTTACAAGATATGATAGTCTTAATAACATTGCCAATAGCAGGACCTTCAACAGGACCTTTTAGCCTTTACTCTAATGTAGATGGTTATACAACTCCTTTTGAAATACAGGTTCCTAAACCACTTTTAGTAGCTGGCTACACTAGTGTTTCAGTACCTGCAGGAACTACTATAATTCAAGTAAGATCTTTAGGGACTTGTACTAATAGTATTAACTTACCTATTAACTTATTAGGGACTAGTACAACTACTACATCAACAAGTACTACTACTGCCCCTACAACCACAACAACAACTGTACCTACTACTACTACAAGTAGCACCACAACTAGCACTAGTACAACTACAGTTCCTACAACAACTACTAGCACTACTACTGTAGCTCCTATGGTATTAGAATTATATGGACCTTGTAATGAGACAACTGAATATGTTGCATATAATGCAGCTTTAACATCTTTACCTGGAGTTTATACTGCTACAAATGGTTTTCCTTATGAAGTAGTTAGTGCAACTCCTGTGAGTGGTACTGCCACAGTTGTTATTACTGATTTATCAAATTATGATAACTTAAACAATTGGCTAACAATTAACTTAGCTTGTCCTGGAGGAACCACTAGTACTAGTACTAGTACAACTAGTACTACTACTACAGTTGCACCAACAACTACCACAACAACCACTAGTACTACCACAACAACTGAGGCTCCTACCACAACAACTACTACACAAGCCCCAGCTGCTTGTAGTGAATTAGAAATATACCCTCCACTTACACCAGGAACTACTCACACAGTAGTGTTCTTGACTTGTGAATGGGGTACTCAAGAAACAATTAATATTCCTTATGGAGGAACTATGGGTTCTATCTGTGTTCAACCTGGAGGAGTAATTTCAGATAATGGCTCTGCAGTTAATGCAATGACATATCCTACTCAAATGGTTTGTATAGGTAACACTACTACAACTACTACAACAACTACTACTCCACCTCCTGCAAATAACTACAGCTTTTTCCGTTGTTCAGGAACTGGTATAGCTAGTGTAGTTGTAAGTGAAGCTTCTTTAATTAATGCAGGTATGGCACCAGGAGCAATTCTTAGTTCAATGAACACTATAGAAATAACAGGTTCAGGTAATGTAAATAGTTGCTATAGTTTTGATGACATGACTTCTGCTTCTCTTACAGGTCCAAGTGTTGTAAGCTTTGATCAATGTGAGTGTTTAAGTCCAGCATAATATGAGATATGTATGTGCACAACCTGCTTCAAGTTTTTACACTTGGCAAGTAGAAGTAGTTATAAATAACTTTAAAAAACAGGGTGTCAATCCTAATAAAATTGACATCCTTTGTGCAATAAATGATAATGTAGTTCCTGAAGAATGGAGAAAATTACAAAATCATTATAATACAGTTAGGTTCTTTTTTTACAATGATACTAGAGCAGATAAGAGTTATATACCTTCTATCTACTTTAATCTAATGAGTAACCACATGAAAGCTAATCCTGACTTAATAGGCCAAAGGTTATTCTTACATGATAGTGATATAATCTTTACTAGAACTCCAGAAGTGGATTGGGCAATGCCAGGTAAAGTTTGGTACTTAAGTGATACTAACTCTTACATCAACTATGATTACATCCAACAAAAAGGTAATCATATTTATGAAGATATGTGTGAGATTGTAGGTATAGATAAGTTGATACCTAAATTAATGAATAGTCATTCAGGAGGAGCCCAGTATATTACTGTTGGAGAAACTTCTGAATTTTGGGATAAAATAGAGAGTGATAGTGTCAAACTTTATTCTTACTTTTGTAAAACAGAACATCTCTACAATAAAAAGTTTGAAGGAGATTTTCCTATCCAAAAATGGACTGCAGGGATGTGGGCCTTTCTTTGGAATATTTGGTTAAAAGGTCATGAAACAAAAGTGGATTCTAGACTTAATTTTGGTTGGAGTACTGATCATGTTTCTTCAGTAGAAAAGTATTGGATACTACACAATGCAGGTGTGTCTGCAACAGATAAAAACATGTTCTTCAAAGGTAATTACATACAGGAGTTACCATATAATAAAGAACTAGTTGTAGATGAAAACAGAGCCAGTTCTTACTATTGGAAGGAAATTCAAGAGACAAGTAAACAAACAATATTAATATAGTAATCATGCAAGAATTACAAAAGATAAGGAGAGACATAGCCTGGCTTATAGAGCAAACTAAATGTCTTACCCAAGAGAGTAACTTAGAGTCTCCTTTGGTGGCTACTGAGTGGTCTCCTAATCATTCTGTGGCAACAGGTAATCCTTACATCTTAGGTTGTTTTGTTTGGTTTCAAGGTCATGTATATCAAAGTCTGATGGATGACAATTCCTTTCCTCCTACTAATGATTGTTATTGGACAGACTTAGGAGAAGGACATTTATTGTTAGAAGAGCAATCTGATTGGAATGCTACTACAGGTAGACCTTTTATTAGAAACAAGCCTATCATTATTAATGATAAGACTTACATACACAATCAAGTAGTAGCTTCTGCTTCTTGGTTAGTGCAACATGATTTAAACAAATATCCTTCAGTTTCCATAGTGGACTCTGGAGACAATGTAGTTATAGGGGACATTCAGTATATTGATTTAAACAATATTTTGATTACCTTTACATCTACATTTTCAGGAAAAGCATACTTTAACTAAAAAACAATAAGATCATGATTTACTTAAGTAATCTCAATTTAAGCAAGAATCAATTACAGAATGCTGTAATTCATCCTTTGGGTACAGCCCCAGCTAGTCCAGTAGAAGGACAACTTTACTATAACTCTTCTGCAGGAGTTAAGATGCTATATGTTTATAATGGGACTGCTTGGGTACCTGTTGGAGATATAACAGCTATCTCTTCTACAGAGTCAAGACTTATTGTAACTAATGGTACAACAGGAGATGTATCTTTATCTCTAGATATTGCAACAGTTGTTGCTAATGGAGGTACAGGACTTGTTACTGCTGATTTACTATATGACTATGTAGCTGGATTAGATGCTGTCTATTCTATTACTGCAGGTACAGGTATATCTGTTACAGGTACAAGTACAGACCCTATCATTACAAATACTGACTTAGGTTCTTCTCAAGCTATCTTTAAAAACATAGCAGTAGCAGGACAAAGTACAGTTGTAGCTGATAGTAACAATGATACTCTTACAATAGCAGCAGGAGGTAATGTAACAATTACAACTAATGCTACTACAGATACTGTTACAATCTCTTCAACAGATACTAACACTACTTATGATTTAACTAATAGTGCTACTGCAGGAGGTTCTGCAATCTTGTTAACTGGTTCTGATCTTTCTCAAGATTCTGTGACTATTGTAGGTACTACTAATGAAATTGAGGTGACTCATGCAGCAGGTTCTATCACAGTAGGTTTACCTAACAACGTAACCATAACAGGTAACTTAACAGTAATTGGTACTACCACTACAAACAATGTAGAAACTGTATCAACTTCTAATGGAGTTATCTTTGAAGGTAATGCTGCTGATGCTAATGAATTAACTTTAATAGCAGGTACATTAACTGCTGACCAAGTAATTACTTTACCAGATGCAACAGGTACAATAGCTTTATTAAGTAATATTGGTAATGGTACTCTTACAGTTACTGCAGGTACTGCAATGTCAGGAGGAGGTTCTTTTACAGCTAACCAATCAGGTAACAGTTCTGTAACAATTAACCATGCTGCTGTATCAAGAACAAATAACACTAGTTCTGCTTCTCCAGGAGTTGGAGGTAGTTTCACAGTTATTGACACTGTAACAACTTCAACTGAAGGACACATCACAGCAGTTAATACTAAAACAATTACTTTACCAGCTAATAGTGCTACTTCTTTTGCTACTACAATTTCTGTATCAGGGACTGTTACACATGGTTTAAGTACAAAAGATGTGATAGTACAATTATATGACACATCAACAAATGAAACAGTTTATGCTGATGTAGTGAGAGTAAATACAGCTCCTTACAACACAATAACAGTTACTTTTGGAAATGCACCAGCAAATCCAATTAGAGTTTTAGTTTCTAAAATAGGATAATACATCCTTAAATTAATAGATTGATATGTCTCAAAAATTTAAAAGTGAAGTAGAACTTCAAGCTTTAAATGCTGCTACCACAGATACTGATAAATTCTTAGTATCTGATGGTGGCATCATTAAGTTTAGAACAGGGGCTGAGATGTTATCTGACTTAGGTGTGGCACCTGGAGTAGCCTCTAATATTCAACATCAAGTAAAAGCAGGAGTAGCAATAAATAAAGGACAAGCAGTATATGTATCTTCAGCAGATGGTACTAATATGATTGTGTCTTTGGCATCTAATGCTACAGAAGCCACCTCATCAAAAACAATGGGGTTATTGGCATCTACTGTTGCTATAAATGGTTTTGCTAATGTTATAGCTGAAGGTTTACTTGCAGGATTAGACACATCTACTGCAGTGGCAGGAGACCCTGTTTGGTTAGGCACAGGTGGAAACCTTATTTATGGTTTAGCTAATAAACCTTATGCACCAGCTCACTTAGTGTTTATTGGGATTGTAACTAGAGTCAATGTTAATAATGGAGAAATCTTTGTAAAGGTCCAAAATGGATTTGAACTTGATGAACTTCATGATGTAGATGTAAAAAGCTTAACTCCTGTTAGTGGACACCTTTTAGGATTTAATGGCAACTTATGGGTAAATAAAACTATTGCAGGTTGGTTAGGATATACCCCTGCAAATTCAGTACACAACCATGATGATAGGTATTATACAGAAACAGAATCAGACTCAAGATTTGTAAATGTTACTGGAGATACAATGACAGGCACACTTCAAATTAATGGTAGTTGGGCAACAACTATATTAGATGGAGACAATGTTGTTGTAAGAAAACCTAACTATCCTTCAGGAGGTTGGGCAAGAGCTTTACTTAATTTTCAAGAATATACTGGTACATCTTTGTATCAAATAGGTGCTTATGGTAGTGCCAATACCTATACTTATGGTTATTTAGGTGTAGGTTATAATGACACTGTTATAAAATGGTATCCTAATAAAGAAGTAATTTTTGACAACGTTATAAAAGCCCCTACCTTTTCTGACTCAAACAATACTGCTTATTATTTAGATCCTGCTGCTATGTCTAACATACATAACATAACAGCAACTTCTTTTATAAAATCAGGAGGCACTTCTGCTCAAATATTAGCAGCAGATGGGTCTGTAATTACAGCAGGTACAAATATCACTATAAGTGGAGGAGTAATATCCTCTACAGGAGGAGCCTCTTATACCCTTCCTACAGCTACAAGTACTGTACTAGGAGGAATTGAACTATTTAGTGACACAGTACAGACAGTTGCAGCAAACACTGTTTCAACAACTGCTTCAAGAACTTATGGTTTACAATTAAACGCAGCAGGACAAGCTGTTGTAAATGTGCCTTGGGTTGACACAAACACAGTGTACACTCATCCTGCTTATACAACAAGAAGTATAGATACATCAGGAGCACAAGTTATTGATATCTTTACTTCAGATGCTATAGGTAGTGTAACAAACATTACTACTAGAACAATGACATTAGGAGATCTTGGATATACAGGAGCTACTAATGCTAATTACTATGTACTACCTTTTACAGATAACTCTGCTAACTGGAATACAGCATACTCATGGGGTAACCATGCTGGGTTATATGCTTCTTCTTCACATACACATACCTTTGACTCTTTAACTGCTAAGACATCAGGTACAGGTACTTATCAAACTACAGGAGAGTTTATACAAAATAATGGTAAATATGTTAGAGACAGTTACTACAGAACTATAAGTGGAAGAAGTGATCTTTATTCTGGAGGTTCTGAAGGATGGTATACTGCTGCTCAAGTAACTTTAACAAGTAATTGTAGTGGAGCTGTATTATATGGTACACTTAATGACCATAGATATAATGGTGCTGACTCTTATCAAATAGCTGTAGTAGCTAGAGCTGAATGTGATTTTGATACTAATAACCAATCTCACTATGTGAATGTTGGTTGTACAATTCTTGGTAGTACAAACTACACTAACTATAGAAGTAAGATAAGAGTAGTTTTAACTACTTCAACTACTAACAATAGAACTTACCAATTACAATTTTTTGAAACTGCTTGGAATAATGATACTTGGCAATTAGAAACTAATGGTTGGACAATCTATAATTCTCCACAAACAGCTTCTGCTCAAGTAGGGACACCTTTAGTAAACTATGTGTCTAATCAAAATGCAGATTATCAAAGAGCAAATACAGCTACATACTCACCTATATTTTATGACAATGATAATACAGCATACTACTTAAATCCAAATGGAACTAGTAATCTTTACATTGTAAATGCTACTTATTATTTAGTTACTCCTACAATATATAGTGGTGGAGGTAGTGTGTCTTTTGGAAATGATGTACAACTTAGTGGTAATTATTTAAGATTTGATGAGAATGGAGTTAGATCTTGGAATCAAAGAGCTACAGGAGGTAATTTAGTTTTAAACAGTGGAGATGGTAATGGAAATCTTGTTGTAAATGGTAATGCAATAATTCATTCAGGTAATATTGGAAGTCAGTCTGTAAGTTATGCAACTTCAGCTGGAAATGCTGATACATTAGATGGGTTACACGCTTCATCATTTTTGACTAGCTATTCTGAAACTGACACGTTATTAACAGTAACTGGAAGAGGAAATACTACTACTACTCAAATAGGAGCTGTTAACTTTTTTGACACAAATGTAGGGACTTATAATGTTAACTTAGGTTCAGGAGGTTCAGAAGGAAGAGGTTTAGTAGCAGGGTATTCAGGAGGTTCCTATGGAGGTATTGGATATAATGTTAGACATACTACTACAGGAGGAAATTGGATTGCTCCTGGTACAGATACTTCAACTTATTTATTGTTTACAGCAGGAGGGTTTTCTTTCCTAGGAGCAGGAGCAGGAGCTGCTGGAAGAACTTTATCTTACACCACTTTAGGAAGCCTTAATAGTGGAGGCCTTTATGTACCAATAATGTATGATTCAAATAATACAGGATACTTTTGTGACCCTACTAGTACCTCTAACTTAGTTGGATTAACAGTAACTAACACAATCAGTGGTAATATAACAGGAAATTCAGGTACTGTATCTAGTATTACAAACATAACAGGATTAATGGTTAACAAGTTAGCTGCTCCTGCACTGATTGATACACTTACAACTGCTAACTTTAGAAGTACTTTATTTGGGACAACAGCTAATGGTTATCAAATATCAGCAGCTAGATGGAATACAACACCAGCACCTTTAGGAGGTTTAGGCTCTTATGGTACTATGCTTTCTTGGTCAGGTAGTGATACGCATGGTTTTATAGCTATGGATTATTCTGCAGCTGCCCTTAGAGTTGGAGGAGGAAATGCAAACAATATTAACTGGACTAGACAAGTAATTATAGAAGACACTTGGGTAAATAGTAAGTATCTTGCATCAGATGGAAGATTCTATGGTACTATATACTATGATGCAAATGATTCTGCATACTGGGTAGATCCTGCCAGTTCAACAACTTCTGCAAATTTTCTTTCTAAGATAACTATACAAGGAGGTTCTAATAGCAATACTACTATAGCACAAGCTGTTAATAGTTATGGAAGTCCTTCTTTAAGTGCTTACTATGGGACTTTATATAGCTCTAATATATTTTATGCTGGAAATCCTACAGGTACAGCTTATAATGTATATGGAGCTGATGCTCAATTTTATACTTACTATGATAGAAATAATACTGCTTATTACTTTGATGGTAGTAACACAGGAGATTCTATTAGAGTTGCAGGAGACATTGTAGCTTACTATTCTGATGACAGATTAAAAGATAGAAAAGGAAACATTGAAAATGCATTAGAAAAAGTTTTATCTTTGAATGGTTTTTACTATGAAGCAAATCAAAAAGCTCAAGAGTTAGGCTACAAAAAGAAAATGGAAGTAGGGGTATCTGCTCAAGAAGTAGAAGCTATTCTTCCTGAGTTGATTAAGGATGCTCCAATAGGACAAGGTTATAAAACTCTTGACTATGGTAGATTAACTCCTTTATTAATTGAAGCTATTAAAGAGCAACAAAAACAAATTGAAGAATTAAAAGAATTAGTAAATAAATTAATCACTAAATAACAAACAAAATGGAATACACTTGGAAAATCACAGGAGTGAAAACAATGGATACTGATAGTGTTGAAAATGCTATTGTCCAAACTTATTGGGAAAAAACTGGTACTGATGCTGAAGGTAATGAAGGCAAATTTACAGGAGCTACCCCATTTCCTAAATCTAGTATTAACCCTGATAAATTTGTCCCTTTTGACAAACTAACAGAAGAAGTAGTATTAGGATGGATTAAAGATGTTGTAGTAGGTTCTTATGAAGAGCATGTTAACACTCAAATTCAAAAACAAATTGATGCTAAAGTAGTTAAGCAACCTTCTTTGCCTTGGGCACCTGAAGAAGTTGTAGAACCTATTATAGAACCAGTTGTACTAACTACAGAAGAGTAATAAGTTATGCCTTTACCTGGTAGTGGACAATTAAGCTTTTCAGCAATAGCAGGTGAGTTAGGTGTATCTCTTAGTAATGTATCTCTAAGAAATATGTCTAGCTCAGCTAGCTTTTCTACACCTGATAGGGTCAGTGATTTTTATGGTTACACTTCAGGAGGAAGTGTTACTTATACTTACTTTAATTCTTACTATGCAGGAGACCCTTGTAACTATGATTACTGGGATATTTACTTAGGGAGTGATGGAGTATACTACAGGTTTGATGGGACATATTATGACCCTATGTATAATTATACAGATTTTTGGTATGAGTTCTTATATTATGAACCAGGTTTTGGAGCTAATGTTTACAATGTTTGGGAAATAAACATCCCTTCAACAACATTAACAGATCAAGGATATGCTTTAAGCTACTGTTAAAAAATAAGATATGGTTTATAATATAGAATCTTACTACGTTAATGAAGACTTTGCTACAGAACTGTTGGTAGAATTTCAAGAGAATTTGACAACAGGAGATAGAGCAATGATTTACTATCATTTGAGAAATTTAAATAGTGTGACAGGAGCTTATTTTATGTCTCAAGATTACTATGTAGAATTACCTTATAAAATCTTATTTGAAGATAAGATGATTATTACAGGGAACAAGTTTCAAGATTTAATGTCAGGAGCAGTATCTGCATTAGATATAGTTTTAGCAGAAAGACCTGACATAAGATTTAAAAAGAAAAAAGGAGTTATTCTTTTAGATGCTTGTTTTGGTAGTGAGTTAGGTGTGTTTTATCTAGATGCTCCTTCTTTTCTAGATTCTACTTTTATCTACACAGATGCTGCACTAACAAAGAAGTTTGAATATTTTGGAATAATCTCAGACAATGAATATTTTAGTGAATACAACTCTAAGAATGGATTGCAAGGATTAAAGCCTTGTGATTTTAGATAATTATATTTGTTTTAAATAAAACAAAATTTGTACATTTGTAAATCATTTAACATAAAAAAAGAAAATATGGAAAGTCAAGTTCAAGAAGTAAACAAAATCTCAGAAGAAGAATTGGAAAATGCAAGAGCATTACAAAATGTAATTGCTTCTACTCATCAGAAAATTGGAGATTTAGAATTAGCTAAAATGGATTTATTGTATGAAGCTAACACTCACAGAGAGAGTTTAAAAAAACTAGGTGCAGACTTAGAAGCTAAGTATGGTAGAATCACCATTAATTTGGGTACAGGAGAGTACTCTTTAATTGAAGAAGGAGATGGCAGTAAAGTCTAACTCAACAACTTTTGAGCCAAGGCCAAAAGTAAAAAGACCAGGTGTTCACTCTAAAAGTAAAACCTCTAAATTAAAAACGTCTAAAAGTTATAAAAAACTTTATAAAGGACAAGGAAGATAAGAATTTTTTTACCTATTTTTGTAAAGACTTAAATCATGGAAAAGTCATTGAAGATTTTATTAATATTAAAAATAAGTGTTATGGAGTGGATAACCCTATACAGTAAGTATTTTTTTAAGCTAGGGCTTAGTTTAAAGACAATGGGATCTAGTCCCGCAGGCATTATTACAGGAACTTCTGTAGTAGCCATTTCTGTTTTATCCTCAGTACAAAAAGCACTGTTGTTATTATTACTATTCTTCATCCTGGACTTTATCACAGGCATCTTAGCTTCTTGGAAAGAGAAGAGAGAAAATGAAAAAACCAAACCTGAACTTAAAGAAGAGTCTCTTATCTCTTCAGACAAACTAAAACTTTCTGCTGTAAAAGCTTTTACCTATGCTAGTGCTATATTAGGAGTATGGGGAATAGAGAAAGTATTTTTCATTAGAACTTTTAAGTTTGATAATGTAAGTACAGAAGGTTTAACTATCACTTTAATTTTTATTGGCTTTTGCTGTGCTATAGAGTTCTATTCAATTGTGTTTGAGAACTTTAAAAGAATGGGCTTTGACATAGCTAAGAGGTTTATCCAAGTAGTTAAGAATACAAAAAAGATTATCTTTCAAGTAGAAAAATAAAATAATTCCATATCTTTGTGATATGGAATTATTAAATAAATTGACACAGCCTTTTAGTAACTTGACTTTTGAAGAAAAAAAGCACAAGTACTTTGTAGAGGGACAACCTATAAAGAGTTCAGTCTCAGGGTTAATATCAAAATTTTATGAGCACTTTGATGCTCAAGCAGTAGCTCCTTTCTCAGCTAGAAAGTTAGGAATCACTACTGAAGAAGTCTTAAAACAATGGGCTGACATAAATCAAGAATCTAGAGATAGAGGACACAGAGTGCATAACTTTGGAGAACTCTACCAATTTGACAGAAGCTTAAAACCTTCTTGTCCTCAAGAGGAAGCTATTGTTGCCTTCTGGAAAAGTTTGCCAGAACACATTATTCCAGTAGCTGCTGAACTTAGGATGTACCACTTTCAATATCTATTTGCAGGTACAGCAGACATCATTCTATTTGACACTAAAAATCAGACATATATAATTGCAGATTACAAGACTAACAAAGACTTGTTTAAAAATTTTAAGGGAAAGACTATGTTGGCCCCTTTTACTGCTTTATTAGATTGTCCTTTAAATCACTATGTGGTACAACTTTCTTATTATCAAATACTCTTAGAGCAAATAGGAGTAAGGGTAACTAAGAGAGTTATTATATGGTTAGCTTTAAATGGTGAGTTTACCTGTATCAATACAGAAGATGTATCAGGTATTCTAAAAGAAACTTTAAAACAAGAATAATGAAAATAGCTGAAATAATTGAAAGAATCAAATCACTTTATTCTAGAGGAGTTTCTAATGATGAGTCTAGATTATCTGACAGACATGTTTATAATAAAGCATTAACTGTAAGAATGCAACTTCTTTCTCAGCAATTGAAAAAGAAACAAAGACTAAGTGATTGGAACTATACAGTAATGCCTTGTGTAGAATTAATAAAAGTTCCTAATCATGAGTGTCCTTGTCTAGGAGATTTAGGTTGTGATGTATATAGAACTAAATTTAAAATACCAAGAGTATTGACAGATTCTAATAGACACTATATTGAATATGTAATGTCTATAGAGAATGGAATGAGAATAGAAGAAATTACAAGACAAGGTGTTCTATATTTAAAAGGAAACAAGTATACAGGTCTTAAGCCTAAGTATTTATTTGAAAATGGTTATTTGTATTTTCCTTTAAAGAAAAATCCAGGTATAGTAAAGATTAAACTTCTTGCTGAGGATCCTTTAGAGGCACACCATTATCCTTCTATTTGTGAAGAATGTCCTGAGTGTTTAGATTGTCTTCCAACTTTTGAACATACCTTTGATATTGATGGGGATTTAATTGACCCATTAATTGGTATTTGTGTTCAAGAAATTATTAGTATCTTTGGGCAAGAAACAGGAGGTGCTCAAAGACCTGAAGGAAATAATAAATAATGCAAAAGACAAACTTAAATATAAGAAGTTCTTACAAAAGGTACTCTAAAGAGATAGAGAATCCTGTAGAGTTGAAACCTTTTCTTGAGATAGCTAATGGCTATATGAAATTCTTAATGAATAAAGCAGTTGAAGGAGAAGAAGTAACTATGCCAGTAAAGCTAGGTACTCTTTTCATACAAGGAGTAAAAAAGAAATTGGCATTTAATAAAGATGGTATACCATTGCTTCCACCTAATTGGGGTGAGACTAAAAAGCTATGGGATAGAAACCCTGAAGCAAAGGCTACAAAGAAAATAGTCTATTGCCTTAATGAAGAAACTGATGGAGTAGTTTATAAGCTGCATTGGTCTAAGAATAGAGTCCCAATAGAGAATAAACTTTATTACAATTTTATCTTAACCAGAGATAATAAAAGGACTATCAACAAGCAAATAAAACAAGGTAAAGAATATTTAATTAAATCCCAATAATATGGCAACAGAATTATTAAAATCAGCAAGTCTTGAAAAGAAAAAAGACTTTGTTCTTCCTAAAGGAGGAACTATTATTAGTAAAGAAGTAAGATTAAATGTAGAAGAAATTGAAAATGGTTTCTTACTTAGAAAGTCTTATGACATTAAATGGACTAATGCAGAATCTGAAAATAGCAATTATGAATACTTTACAAGAACTTGGTTCTCTAAAGATAATCCAATTGAAATTAATATGCCTGAAGATTCAAAATCATTAGCAGACAAATTAGACTAACCAATTAAAAATAGAATAAGATGAACCCACAAATATTAGGGGCTATAGATAGCCTAGAAAAAAAAGTTGCAGACTTATATCATAAACTTAAGTCAAATACAGGGACAGTACCAACTCAAGCAGGGATTTTAAAAAGTGCTCAAATTACAATCACTTCTTCTGAAATCTTAAGTTCTTCAGGTTTTTCAAAACTATTAGTAAGTTCTGTACCTGGTAAAGTGTTAATACCTGTTTCTGTTAATGCTTATAGAAAAGCAGGAGGGACAGCTTATTCTATTTCAAATTCAGTAAGACTATTTAGTAGTAGTAGTGCTGGCTCTTCATCAATTGGAAATGGGACATTAGATTCTGTTTTTCAAAGTCCTTCACCACAAACAACTATTGCTCCAGTATCTACTTCTAATTTTTCTCTTATAGTAGGGAATAGTTTGTATGTAGCTTCTAATAGTCTAGTAATGCCAAGTGTAATAACTGGAGGAACTGGAGATTTAATTGTGTGTGTTACATACACAGAAGTTGATGCTGCTTAATTATTTAAGTGTCTTCTTTATAATATTTAAACTAAACTAAGATGAACCAAAGATTTCAATATGTTACAGTAGATACTATCCTATCCAAGTATCTAAGAGACTTCAGGGGTGTAGAACTCAATGAAGATGAAGCTATTGAGTGGATAGGAGAAGCA